CAAATATAGTCGAATGAGATGTTTGTGTGCCTCGCTCGTTGTATAATGCGGCGCCGCCGTATCCACCTGGGTTGTCTGGTCTTGCTGGTAAAACTATCTCTATTAATGAGACTTCTTGTGTTGGATCGGAATCTGTTTCTACAACTGTTGCTCCAACAACAACAACTTCTTCTATCTCGTCTGCCCAAACATTTGTTGGGACGCCTATCACTATTAGTATACTTAGTGCGGTCAATAATATTTTTTTCATCTTTCCTCTTTAGTTAATGTTAATAATAAAAGGAACACTAGCATAATTGCTAGTGCTCCAGTCGAGTTATAAGTTTAGTGTGGGAGAACTAAAAATCTACAACTCTTTTCATACAGGTGGTAGTTGCTAAGTCCTTCCAAGTGTCCGGGGACATTTGTTTTAAATCAGAAACCTTAAGTACCATCCTTAATGAAATCTCTCTCAATCTAGTCTGCTTGTCGACCATAAAGTCTACAACTTCTTTATTCCCTTCATCACCAAAGTTGTATTCATCAAGCATACCATCTCTAACAATTTGATTGATTCTTAAAAATCTATCATTAACACTACCCATTTCTAGATCAATGTAATGACACCTGGACATAAGAGCCGCTAAGTGATCTTTAATCTTCTTGCTACGAACGTTTTCAAAATCAACGTTAGTAATAAAGATACAACCACCTTTAAACTCAAATCTATCAGGAATCCCTTCTCTACGAAGTGCTTGTGATTCTGCCTTCCAACTAATAGTTCTTTTCTTGCCTGAGTCAAGTACTGCTTTCAACATGTTCAAGCAAACTTCATCAAACAACACACTATCACAGTCATCAAATACAAGTATGTTACCTGCGGCTGAATTGTTATATAGTGTCTGGAACAAACCAATTGGTGTCATAGACCCTTTAACAATTTCTGTTCTCGGTGCTTGGTTAGAGAGTTTTGTCATCATGTCATACTCTTCCAACACTTTTTCTACACCAAAACTTTTACCAACTCCTGGAGGACCACTAACAATAAGTCCGCGGACTACACCGTTAGCAACTGCATCAGTCATTTGGTCTAAAATCTCAAACCTTTTTGCAATACGGTCAAGTGCTTCTTCGTCTGTTTCAGCAACTACTTCTTCAGCAACTACTTCATCAGCAACTACTTCATCAGCTGGAACGTAACTTACGTCATTCTCTGATTCAATTAAAACGCGGATTGCTTTTTTACTTGGATCAAGAATTTTGCTGGCATCAACTGTTACGAACATGCCTTTCTTGCCATACTGTATTGGTTTAACCAAAGGAAATACAGTATCCATAATTGGAGCGTTTCTGTATGTACCTTGGAATATTCTTACTTTATTTGTGTTTGTCATATTTGCCTCCCACAGCAATTATTTAATTTACTAGTATATTATAACATCGATTTACTATTTGTCAACCATTCAGTTGAACTAGTTAAAATCTTTGTTTAATTCCTAACTATCCAACTATTATAGCAAGAATCTAGTATTTGTCAACCGGTTTCTAGTACTACAGTTGCTAAAGAGTGCATATTTGTGTCTGAAATAGTGACATGAGTGCTAGTAATTTGCTCATTTTCCATCAATTCTTTGAGCTTTCCTAGGGGTGTTAGCACGGGTTTTCCTAGTGAATCTCTATGTATTTCCATGTTTGTAAAGATAACTTCGTTCCTAATACCAGTGCCAAATGCCTTAGAGATTGCTTCTTTGCATACATATTGATTTGCTAAGTATTTGATTGCTTTAGATTCTGACAGATTTTTAAACACATCATACTCATATGCTGTTAGCACTTTTAATGCTAAGTTAGTGCTTCGTTTGTAATCACTTAGTCTACTAATCTCTAAGATGTCGTTTCCGATACCATAAATCATATAATATTACTCAATAACAATGTCTTCCATACCTGCTGTTCGCAGTCTGGTAATGTGTCCAATTTGCCATTGCTTGACATCTAGGCCTTTCATAATACCGAGGTATTGATTACGCAATAGGCTAAATTGATTAGTAAGGTGTGTTAGGTCAATTACATCTTGTTCACTGTCAACAAACTTTTCAGCATCTCTACTGGATAACGCTCTATTGTAACTTTCTAAATACTTACGGAATGTAATAGAACGTACTTTACGAAGTTCTATGTTAAGGTGTTCGAGGATCGCTTCGATCTCTTGTAACTGATTAAAGCGATACTCGGTAAGTCCAGGAAGGGAGGAACTAGCTTTTTCTAGGCTCCCTTTGATCCTGCACTCGAACCTGGCTTCTGATAGTTCTTTTTCAAAATAAGTAATACTGTCAACAATACTACCTAAATCTCCAACAACTTTATTATACCATGTAGCCATTTCTTTCTTCCTTAGTACTCTGCATCGTCTGAGTCATCATCTTCGTCGTAACCTTCATCATAAAAGTTAACGATTGCCGCCTTCATTGATTTATCAAACTCATGAGCGTTATCGTTCAGGTCGGACATCTCAATATGCTCATCGAAAATTCTAAGTAATCTTTCTGCTTCGTGAAGTCGTTCTTTAGCCGCAATATGCGGTCTAACAGAATCCCAAACTTCATGAAGTAATGCTACTTCAGGACTCATCGTTATACTCCTCATCAGTTGGTTCTAATACGTCAGGATCAATATCTTCAATTACTTCTTTCTGTGCAATTGGATTCTGTTCCCACTCGTCTATAACTATTTGAAGTTTCTCATTAGACCAGCCTTTTCTGAACTCTTTAATTTCTTCACCAGTCACTGGTGATGTATATAAAAGTTTGTTGCCAGTCTTAACGATAATGCCTTTTTGTTCAAGCATTTCTACCATACCACTGTACGGGTCCATTCCTGTTTCATATGGAATCTTAATCTGCACACCTTCAAAAGGTTTGCTGTATCTAGACTTCACAACTTTACAAGCGGCTCTAATACCTTGTACTGTAGAAACTTTATTACCGTCCTCATCTTCTTTAAGTTTTAGTTTTTTAATTGCTACTACAATACTTGATGCATATATAAAACCTTGTCCTCCACTGATTTTATCATCAGGGTCAAACATGTCTTGCGATGCATAAGTGTGGTTGGTTGCTACAATGCCAATCGGATAAGGGGCAATCTGGTTAACGGTGTTTCTAACTAAAGACGCTAACGCCTTTGGCTTTCTACCCATATCACCTTTCATGTCACCTTTTTCAAATTGTGCAACGTCTGTTGGTGTAAGTAACATTCCCAAACTATCAATTACAAATAACAACTTAGGCATATCATCATATTCTAGCTCGCCGTAGTTAGTTTTATAGTCTTTCATAAATTCACTAATTGCTTTAGCAACATCGTCAATCATAGAAACACTAATTTTTAATAGTTTATCTGGGGTTGTTTCTACATCTAATGCTTGTAACCATTGTTCATCCAACGCATTCTCAGAGTCAAACAATACTACTTGACATCCTTTCTTTTGTGCATTCCTAACAATGTTACCTGAACATATAAATGATTTACCAGAACCAGATTCACCTGCAAACACAGTTACTTTACCGAGGGGAATACCCCCGGCAAAGTCTCCACTAATTAAATAGTCTAGAGTGTGGTTACCGGTGCTGATCCAATCCCTAGGGTCATGGAATCCTGCACTAATACCACTAATGCTTTTAGTTATACCTGTTCTGAACTTAGTTAAGTCAAATGGCTTCTGCATGATAACTCCTTAAGATGTTGATCTGTTACGGATCAAGTTCAGGATGTCATCTGCTGATTTTTTACCTTTGTCTTCTACTTCTGCCACTGGTGCCACTGTTGCAACTGGTACTGGAGCAGGTGCAGTTTCAACAACAGGTGCTGTTGTTTCCGCTACTGCTGGTGCCGGTGCTGTTACTGGTGCCACTACTGGAGTAGGTGCAGGTGCTGTTGCTTGAGCTGGAGCACTTGATGCCTGAACTGCTGTTGCAGGAACTTCAACGCCATATGGCTTGTAGAAGTTACCCCATTTTGCAGGATCATATAACTCACCATCTACTGAAGCCGCAAACATTTCTGCAATTGCGTTGTATCCTTCGGCAGTTGGTTGTGCTGGTAAGTAGTCGCTTAGATTGAATAAACCATTGGCATCAACAGCCGCTAGTTGCGTTTCATCTAATGAACTATCTTTACGAGCCCAGTTTGATGTTGAATAATCAGCGTATTGCCCTTTAGTAGTTTTAGTAACTCTAAAGTCACAACCATTAACATAATCAGTTGGAATATTTTCCATATCTGGGTCCATTAATGCGGACTTAATAATGTTAAAGATTTGTGGTGAAATAACAAATCGTCTAATTGGGTTTTCAGGTGCTTCCTCGTTTAGAGGACTGTCAATAACAAATCCTTGAAAAATATAAGAACGTTTCTTCCAATATTTCCTGCCCATATCTTCTAATGAAGAATCCTTAAACCAAGGCCTAACTTCCGTTAGTACTGGACATGTGTCACCGTACATCTCGCCACAAGGGACTTGTACTGTAACTGGTTTGTTTTCTCCGCCTACTACACCTGGGAAGGTGAGACGAATCATTTGACGTTCAATCCAAAAGAAAGTATTATTTGTATCACTGTCAGGTAAGAACCTTAGTGTTACATTTGTACCTTCGTCAATATTCCAATGAGGAAATATTGCGTTATCGGATTGCTTGTTGTTGGAACCGGGTTTGGTTTCCATTGATGAGAGCTTCGCTCTGATTTCTGCTAATGAGGCCATGATGTTTCTCCTATGTTGCCATGTTTGCCATGTTCGCCGCAATATTGCGACTGTTACTATTATAAATGCCTAGATAAGAAAAGTCAACCGTTTTTTTAATTTAATATTGACACATTTTTTCTTAACAATAGTATTTAGCAAAAAACCCACATAAAGCGGGTTTTTTTAGGTCTATAAAAGAATTTACTATTTACTGTACTTGATTAATTGTTGGACCACTAAAGAAAACTTCAATTGTAGCTGTACCAGTTGTTGCGCCGCCTTGAGTAATTTGTGCTAGTATATCTGTTTCACTAGCGTAAGTATAACCTGAATCTATTTTGTATTGTTCGCCGTCTGCTTGAAAGCCTGAGAACAATCTATCTGTGTCGCCTGAGTCACCTACTGTAATTTCTGTTGTCGCATTATAAGAAGACCAGTTAGTAGCTTTTGTAACCATTACATTAAGAATTTTTGTATTTGCGGCAACTGAAAACAAAAAGAAATTAGCGCCACTGTTATAATTTACAGTTTCTGTAATTGTTTGCACTTTGCTTGACGTTGCTGTATCCATTTGTAATTTAGTTACTGCTTGATCATCCGCTGTACCTGCTAAACAATCTACTGGCGAAAGGCTATTATTTGCATTCTTTAATGATATGTCGCTTGCTGAGCCAACAATTTTTTTGCCTGCTTTACCAAGCTCAACTGTTGCACTTACTCCTGCAATACCGTAATTTTTTACTGAATCGACCATTTTGTCTCCAAATATTTATATTAGTTATAGAATGTCAAATTGTTCTATGAACTGTTCGTATTGATCTTCTACGCTTTCTGCTACACTTACAGGTACTTCATGCTGTTGGTGGGCACCTAATAAACAACTTTTGATAGTTGTGTACTCATGTTGTGACATTCTGTCCCCGTTATTGAGCTTCTTGCTAATTCCTGATAAGTAGTTACCTAAATGAGAATTGGTTACACTAGTACTCATTTGTCCTACTTGATGTCCTAATTTCGCATATGGTGTTGCAAACTCCATTCCGTCATCTTCAGATAATAAGCTCTTTAGTGATGCAAATGTTTCGTTTGTAACTGCCGTATTAATTATGCTTTCAAAACTTGTTCTTCTTGACATTGCTGTTTTAATAGAATCTATTACGTTAGCAACTTTGTTATCAAAATGTGTTTCAGTAAATTTACTTTCTAGGTCAATGTCATCTTGTAACACTTCTGTATGGGACCTATCTAACACTTGTTCTGTTGCATTAGCATATGATTTAACACCTGCTAACTTAGTAAATGATTTTGTTATATAATCAATGTTCTCTACAGCTAATGCCACATAGCTCTCGTTTTCTTCATTTACGAGACCTGACGTTTTAACATAACGTACAAACTCTCTGAGTTTTCTTTGTTCTGTTGCCATTTCATTAATAGCATTACCAACTGAATCAAACGGCTCTCCGCCATTCTTTACATGTCTTGCCATTGCTCTAGCGGCTTTGAGATTAGTCTCTGCCATTTTAAATCTTTCGTCGCCACGTTGTATAAAGATACTGTGAATATTTCTACTACGTGATCCTCTAATTTCTTCGTTAACTTCTTTTTTATGTCTTACAATAAGTTTAACGTTGTCTAAGCCTTGATAACTTGTTTTGCTACTGCCTGACATAGAACTGAATCCTTCTTTTACGTCTTCAGGTTCTTCAGGACATTCACATCCTGGAACTTTATCAATGTCTAACGTTTCTCCGCCTTTAACTTTACCGCACTTAGGACATTTTGTGCCATAATTACTTAACGTAAAATTGCTTTCATCAATATCTGCTTCTTTTGTATTTTTCATATTTTCTTGTCCTTCATATGCCTTATCTTCAAACATGGAGCCTGGCCAGTTTCTTAAATCGGCTTTAAATGCTTTCAATGCCTCGAATGATTTGTCGCGACTGAGTCCTTGGGTTTGTATTGCTTGAACCATTGATTCGTCATCATCAAAATTAGCGAAGAACCAATTTCTTTCTGCTTCACCTAATTGACCCTTTGCCATGTTTATAATAAACGTATAAGCCATTGGGTATTTATACGAATGATAACCTGGTAAATCATTTTGAAATTCGTTTAGGTCTGATTCTACTTTAGGATCGTTGCGTAGCTTAGAAATAACTTCACCCGTATTACTACATGCCGAACAGCCGTCGCCTTTACACTTAGGACATACTTGTGGATTTCCTCCAACTGGTCTAGTGTGCCTATGTGCTGGGTCGTATTGCTTTTTATCTTTGCCAGTACTGTGAGTGCTACTAGTTGTAGGTCGCTTAAATTCTGAAATAGTATCTACTGGTAAACCTGCTAGTTGCTTTAAAGTGTTTAATGCTTCTAATACGTCGCCCATTGGTTTTTCTGATTTTTGTGCAATGTCTATTGTTTCAGACTTAGGTTTTAGTACCTTGCCAAAAATCTTAAAATCAAAATTCATTAAATAATCGTTTGCTAAGTGCTTAACTGAATCACGTAAATCGTGGTTGTCAAAGTCTTCTCTAACTCCCATGGATACTGTTTCTGTTGCTTTATCAAGTCTTACAAGTATATTAGGTTGCTTGATAACAAACCTCGATGCTTCTGTTGGATCAATAACTGTTTCACCAGCGGAATTTAAGCTCAAGATATCATACCCGCTACCTGCGAGCAAGTTAAATGCCTTTTCAGCTACTAATTCTATGTTTACAGCCATTTAGAATACTCCTTTATCAAATACTATTTATCAAATAGTTAAAGAATCCCTAAGGGCATAGGACCGTCATCATCTTGATCATCCCATTCACGGTCATAATCACCGTAATCATTAGGGTTTGCTAGGGTACTATTAACAGCATCAAATACTTCGTCTTCAAATGTACTAATGTAATGTATCATTCTTATGCAGAGTATCATAGACATAACTAAATCATCATGTTCGCCTGGTTTAGCACTAAAACTATTACCTTTAGCAACAAAGTTTTTAAGTTCAGACAGCAACGGTCTACTGTTAATTGTTATTTTGTCTTGTTCTATTAATCGTTTTAAACTTAAACATGCTTCTACTTTAGTTCTATGTCCTGTAGTAAAACCTTTTCTTGCTCGCCTACCTGATACTTTTTTAGGTTCATGCAAGAAGTCACCTGGAAAACTTTCTTCACCTGTGTCTCTAATTACAAGTAATGCGGCTTCGCCTATACTGTTATTCTCAACACTCCAATAGATTTGCTCCACTTGTAACTCTGTTAGATATTGCATAATATCCATCATTACTTTCATTTGCCCTTCAATAGGCGTCATGTTGTGTTGCCATTCAGCAACCTGAACCATTGTAGGTAATTCAAATACTTGTATGCCTGCGGCATCGCCGCCTGTGCCTGTTGATGGATCTAATCCAATTACATAAGTGCATGTAGGATGTGGATGTTTGTACCAACGCACTTGCCCCATTGTTCTAATAGGATCTACACCAGACATATCAATAAGTTTTAGAGAATTTATAAGTGTTTCATCATATATGACAAATTCACATTCATGCTCTCGCCTAAACCGCTCTTCGCCTATACTGTTACGTTCTTGGTTTGCCCACGCACTATCTCTGTCTGGATGCTGGTCCCATTTAGCTTTATATCCTTTAAAGCCGTTCTTACCTGTACCATCTGGCGTTTCGTTGCCGTATTCATCAAATGTGTTTAATGAGTTTGCCCAAATAGTAGCAAAGGTATCATCATCACTATTAGGTGTGCTTGTAACAATACACTTACCACCTGTTGCTAATGTAGGTGACAGTGACGTCCAAAACTCTTTTGCTATTGTGTTTCTTACAAATGCAAACTCATCTAAGTAAACTAATGTTAAGGACATACCACGTCCAGTTGTTTCAGTTGTTGTACTACTAACTATTCTACTACCATTGTCAAATGTAATACTGCTTTTATTGTATTCTACTACACCTGCTCTAATATGGTCTGGACAACTTTCGTATGAAAACCTAATACGTTGCATAATTTCGCTGGCGCCTGCCGCTTTGTGAGCCGCAACTAATATTGTGCTGTCTGGTTTAAACATAGCATACCATAGCAAATAACCTGCCGCAACAGTAGTTTTACCCATCTGTCTGCCTAGCATGTTAATACTATATCTAAATTTGTTGTAGTTTTTAATGAGGTCTAGCTGGTAATCGTACGGGTCAAATTGCATTTGTCCGTGTACTGGATGTTGTATTCTCATGAAATTTACCATAAAATACAATGCACCATCAACATCGTCACAACATTGCTGGAATTCTTTTATGGTTTTTTCGTCGTAATCGAATATCTGATTAGCTGGTTTTACCAGACTAGTATCCGCTGTTCCTCTAGGCATGTAATCGCTCCATGCTAGTATTTATACGGTAATTGAATTTACTTAAGACGTTGTTGGAGTTTGTCTTTAATAATATTGACTAAAGTTTGCTTTGCATCACTCTTGTCGGAAGGTTCTGGATCACCGCATGGTGATTCATCATCACTATCTGGAGAAACAACTACCATTTCATCTTCTGGTGATTCATCATCTGGGCTAAGTAAGAGCTCTTCTTGTTCTGGCTCATCATTAGCTTCAGGCTCATCATTAGCTGGAGCATTTAAATTAGGAAGTGATAATCCTGCTAGTTGCATGATTTTTTGTAACTCTTCCATATTGTCTGCACTTGCTTCAATACTTACAGAACCTTTATCAGTATTTTTATGCTGTTTAAATTCTACTGATCCACCTTCTGTACTATCTTGAGGTTCTCCGCTAGTAATACCATAAGCATCGCTCATTGCTTCATCAATAGATTCTAATCCTGCTAGTTGCATGATTTTTTGTAGTTCTTCAACTGCTTCTTCTACTGTTTCTTCTTTGTCTTCGTCTTTTTTTCCTTTCATTACTCCGACTGCTTTGCTATATCTTCCTTTAGCGTCCTTTATTTTTGCTTTATCTTCATCGGTGTCCACATCATCATCTTTCTTGCCGTTCTTTTTATCTTGATATGCTTGTAGTCCTGCAGGTAATTTACCTTCATCTACTGGAGCGTCTGTAGTAGGCATAACTGGAGTGATTCCGTCAGCTTCGTACATTTCATCAATAATGTTAAGTAACGTCTTACATAAGTCTAGGTCGTTTACTGGATTGCTCATTTTATTCCCCCAGACTGATTAATTGTTGTTACTTCTTTAGAATCGGTGCTTTGTCCCATGTTGCCTGCGTTATTAATAGTGTCCCATATAGGTCGTAAAGTGTCACCCATTAAGTCATCTTTATCAGGATACTGTCTAAAATAGTCTGCACCTTTTTCTGCTTTAATTTTTTCTAGCTCTGCTAAGAACTTAGCATTGTATTCTTCACCAAAACCATATTCTCTGCCTAGTAAATCTTCATCAATTTCGTAATGTTCTTGGTCTTCGCTGTTAAGTAGTGCATCGTCTTCGGTAACACTTCTGTCTTTATCAGCTTCAACCCTTGATTCTGCTTGTTCTGATTGTAATCGTCTCGGATCTTTAACATCATAACATAAAACTCTATCAGCGTCTAAGCCTAAGTTTACTGCTACCCAAACTTCAAGTATTCTTGCATTAACAGGATACCCAATTATAACATCAGTAGAACAAACTTCTGATATAAGTCTAACACCTTTAGTGCTTGTGAACTCTACTGGGTTCTCTGAAATGGGTTTACGTTTAAAATCTGCTACGCTTACTACATTATACTTTGCTAAGGCTTTCTCAATAACTGCAATATGGTCTGCAGTACAATCAGCCGCAATTTTAATACGGTAAGAGTATTCTTTGTTTAAACTTTCTGCTAAAAAATCTTTAAAGTTCATGGTTGAAAATCTCCTGTTACATGTATTTATCATCTGACTCAAGAAAAAAGGCACAATAAAATGTGCCTTTTTAATTTTGATTGTAACCTAAACTTAACTTACAACTAAGCCTGTACCTAAAGTAACTGTAGCGCCACTAAAATCGTAACTGTTAGCAACCTGAGTACCAATTGCTCTTAATTGTACTTGAACAGATGCCGCATCAAATTGACTTCCATCAACTATCGCATGAACTTGTCCTGCGGCGGCGGTTGGGATAACATACATTAGAGGTTGTAAAACTCCTAATGTTCGTTCAACTGCTTCACCATATGCATCGTCTTCTGCTTGAAGGTCTGCGCCTGTGTCAACTAAAACTGCTACAAGGTTATGTCTTGAAATAAGAGTCCCTGTTACAAATTCGGCAACACCGGATCCTGATCCTTTTGTTTGTGCCATTTTTATTCTCCTGAATTATTTATGAGCAAATTATTTGCTCTATGTTATTATTTATCACTCTTGCCTAAAATTTTGAGTAGTTCGTTGCGATTAAGCGAAGTTGCACTGAATCCAGCTTCACCATCTTTACTTTTTACCCTGTGATCTAGGCTAGCTTTTTTTAGCATTAAATCTACTTGCTTTAATTTTCTATTAATTTTACTGTCTTTAGCCTCTAATGCAATTTTTAACATGTTTGCCGCATTGTTAAATACACTACCAGCCGCCATATCAGTCATGTTCATACCAAGACTCATTAACTGCTCGTAACTTTCGATTGCCTGGAGAGCAAGATCATCCATTTCTTTATCATGATGTTCCATTCCTCTTACTTCAGCTAACGCATTATTAATTTTTTCACTAACACTTATTGCATCTTCTACAGTTTGTATAGTAATAGCGGGTTCAATAGGAGTTTTGACTTCTTGTGATTGAGCGTCTAAGGCTTCTTCTATTGGCGGGAGATTAAATTCTTCTTCAAGTTTCTTGGTCATACTACTATTTATATTATTTTTGTAGTATGTCTAATAAAAATGATTCATGAAGATCAATAATTTGTTCTGATATTGCTTTTTGTTCGTGAGGGAAAAGATGGTTAGAATGTCGTTTTTCTGGACTCTCATACATATCACCTGGTAATTTAATATCCATAATTCGAGTATTATTATTATTGTCTAAAAACAAACTTGAGTCTAGTTCACGGCATTCTGTACGAATAAAAAGAATTTTGATTCCTCGATTTTTACACACATTTACTAGAAAATTTAGATATGCATAACTATCATAATATTTTTTATAAGTAGGTTGGGATAGAAAATACTCATAGGCTATAGCGTTTTCGTTTTCAGGATAATGCACATTTAAGATTTCTCTATTATTAAAGAAATGCGGATCATCGTAGCCTTTGTCTGCATAATGATAGTTACCAGTTGCTTTAAGAGAATACATTATTCTAACACTTGCTGTTAAGTAAAAAAATAAAAACTTTACATCGTTATGATTAGTAATATGGTGTATAACTTTAGCTACAGTGGCATCTATACTAGCACCCTCCCAACCCAAAGAAGTTCCAGGAGTATTATATTTCTTCATTAGTAATTCTACTGCACTTAGTCCCGGTGCGCCGTCCAAATTAATGCGTTTTTTATTTTTGCCGTTTTGATTGTTACTGACTTCGCTGGCAGTATATTGTCCTAAGGGAGTAGTAAATTTACTGAAGCTATCGCCGCCGCATAGAATCATCTATTAGACTCTTTTCTTAGCAATACGCTTTTTTGGATTACGTTTTTTCTTTGTTTGAAATATTTGATCTTCGTTAATTACTTTAAATCTTATGCCTTTGCGTTTGCACCACTCTTGTGCGGCAGTCCACTTAGCGGCATTAATGGCTACTTGGATTTGATTCCTTGAACTCTTAGCATTTTCCATTGTTGTTTGATTGCTAGGCTTAATTTCTATAAGCTCAACATGTGTTTGTCCACTTCTATCAGTGTATTGTATCATAAAGTCCGGGGTATAGTTGTGGTACTTGCCATCCATTGGACTTCTATAAGGTATTTTAACGTTTTCACTTGCCCATTTAATTATATTTGGGTGTGAGTCGCACATTTTCATGAAGGCTAATTCCCAACTACTTCTATAAGTTGGATTTTTACCACCTATATACTTAGTACGGTTTTCAACAAGGTATTGACCGCTTGCAAATTTCTTGCCGTTCATGGCTGGATGATATTACTGAATCTAGTGTTTGCTGAATTTTTAATTGCAGTTGTAATACTTACTCTGTTTCCTGTAGGTCTTATGTTGTTCATAGCATCATACCCATCTTGTGTTAACTTAATTGCTGAGTCTGGATCATCAAAATATACTAACGGGCTAAGTTGTTCTGATTCCGCAACTGCTAATAAAACTTTTGCCATTGTTAATGCCTTAGGCTTTTTGAATCCTGCAACTATTAACTTTTGTGTTACTTGATCATATAACGCACCGTCTATTGACCCAGTAGTAGAGACATAACCGGCAAGAATGTCGGAAGCCGCTTCTGGTAAAGGAAAATCAATTGTACTGTTTACTAAGTATGTTCTGATTGTGCCTTCATCGATTCGATATTTTATGTCATTACCGAACGTATCGTATAAACTTGTTGCCATTATCTATAATCCTACCATTATGGTGTTTTAATTTGGTCTTCTGAACTTACATTCTCATTAATTGCTTCGCCGACCGCAGTTGATACTTTTGCAACAGCCGTTGATACTATAGCGTCTTTAACATTTTGTCCACGTAAAACTGCTGATAAGGCTGAGTCCGCAACATCACCTAATATGTCTTTAAATATACTACCAGAGGAATCTTTTGCGCCTGCCGAACGAGTACCTGTATTTGATGCGGCATAAGTTGCTTCTTCAGCCGATCTAGCAATGGTCTCTGTATCAGGGTTACCAGGAGTCGTAGTATAGGCTGGCTGAGCAGAACGGTCTCTCTTATCAGCATCTTCTGTGCCTAATAATTTCAACGTTCGTGAAGTTTTCATAACTTCCGGTAAGTCTTCTTCAAATAAATCACCTGACAATTGAGCTATACTTTCAAATCTACTGAGATCTTCGTCGCCTAAAGCAAAGTTAAGTTCATTGAATACCGTAAATCTTTCGTATTCGAACTCCATAGAAAACTCTTGTACCTCACTAGAAGAATAATCAATGCCACCTGGTTTAAAATTTGTCATTACTGGATTAAAAATACTATACTGTACTCCTTTCCTGCCATGATACAACACATAGTCTATGCGTTCAAAAAATTGTGCTGAAGCATTTAAGTTATAACCTGTCGCATTAGAATCAAAACCGTCCTTCATATTGACTAGTCCGCCTTCTCTACCTCGATGACCTGCTATATCTCGGTCATCGCCTTTTTGCAAATTACGAGGGTCCATAAAGTGATAAGAGAAATATTTCATAAGTGTAGTTAACCACTCATTGCCTACTGTGTCAAACACCGTTATTCCTACTGGGTTATATGTAACACCTGTATTAACTATTTTTTTCTTGTTGTATTGATTTTTAGTTTCTGTCTGAAATACAACAGAAGGTAAATCAGCAGTTCTAATTAAACTGCTGATCTCTTTTCTAAAATTGTGGGTATCTTTAAATTTATCGAATATGTCTCTGTTAAGAATAAAATTTACATATCCTTCAAACTTCTGCCTCGGCGGATTAACACCTGGTACGAGTTGCGACGCATTTCGGAAGTCCCTTACAAGGAACTTCTTACTGCCGTTTTCGCCGAGAAGATCTAAAAAATCTATGCCCATGGTTGACTCCCCATAGAGCTAATATTACGCTCTAAGTGTTGATTCGCCAGCCGCCGGTGCTGGGCTCAATGCCGAACCGTCTACATCATATTGAGTGGCGTTATCATACTTAATTGACATAATGATTTGAACTGGATCTGTTGCAGTATAGTCTTGATCAGTGTAGTCAACGTTAGTAAGGAAACATCCTTCTAATATCCAATATTCAGTTGCTTCAGTTGAACTACCATCTAACACTTCAATCGCTGTTTGGAACTTATAGTCTGATCCGGCGGATGGAGCTGTTTGTTGGAAGTGGTTGAACTGTCTTTGTAACTGTCTACCGATTGCTTTTGATGTACCGTTAGTCATATCATCCCTTACAGTAACAGTAATAGGATCCCAAGTATGTTTACCTTGGATATATACTCTTGAATTGTAAGAATCGATAACAACTTCTTCATGAGTAATTTTTGGTCTAACTACTGATTGTACGTTTTGTGTAATAACTAAGTTATCACCTGCAACAGCACCACCGAAGCCTTCTAAAAATGTAACCCTGAATCGATACTTTAGTTTTGGCATTAATATGCCTGTTCCGGTAGTACTGTCGCCTGTCGGTACTCCGAACTTGTTTAATGTTGGTATAGCTTCTAGTGCCATTGTATTCTCCTACGTTAATAAAATAATAACGATTATCGTTTATATGCAGATATTTATCACTTTTTGCAAAAAATAGTTAAAGTATGTTATTATAACCACAAAAAAAGGCGCCCAGTGACGCCTTTTAGTGTTTTACTGTAAAGTTTAACTTATGCAGTCGAACCAAGAGTATTTTGTACTCTGATCGGTATGTAAATAAACTCGATTGCTTTGATAGGCTGTATAGCAATATCAATATGCAATTCGTTTCTATCAATCCTTTCAGCGGTGTTATTTGTAGTGTCACAAACTGTAACAAAGTCAAATAAACCTCTTTGAGTAACAAGATTTGATAAGAATCTATCTACTATTGCTTTAGCATCTGCTCTTGTTGACGCATCGTTTGGTTCAAACAAGAATGGCTTAACCATATCGTCAAGTCTTTCTCTTATGTAAACAACTAAACGTGCAACGTTAACTCTGTCTAAAGCACTTACTGTAGGGCTTAAAGTCTTTTGTCCAAATACACTAATTCCTTTTCCAGGGAAGTTAGCAACTGGATTAACCTTATTAGTATATAAGGCGTCTCGTTGACCTTCGTTCAATGAAACTGCTTTAAATGATCCTGTTTTTCTATCAACATAACCAGTTGAGGTAGCGTTACTAACAGCACCTCTTTGGAAACCAGCTGGGGCAAACCAAGGGAAAGCAACCTGATCGTTATACGCTAATGTGCGTAAAGCAATCGAACTAGAAGGAATAACAATGTTAGTTCCGTCTAAATTAGTTGACATACCATGTGGGTAGTAAACAGCCGCGTATGCTGATCCACTTACTAGTCCATCTTCACCGTTTGCTGTTGCAACTGCTGAGTTCTTAGCCCATGCTTGAGTTGAGGTTGAGTCACTTGCTAATCCTAAAGGAGCGTCTGCAATAACAAATGCTGTTTCCTTACGATCAGTGTTTAATGTAATCATCTCATCTAAACATTCTGCGTATCCAGGACATGCAATTAGATTGAACCTATTTGTTTCATTTCTAATGTCTTGGTTTGCAGTTAGTGATGCCTGTAATGCTGTAACAACAGCACCCCTTTGTGCTTTTCTAAGCATTTTAGGTGAACCATCAGCAAAGTTACCACTGTTATCTTCCCATCTAGTGTTAGTTGTTGAATACTTCTTAACATTGCCACCTGATAAACGTTTGTTCCAACCTAATATACCTAAAGGATATAAAGCAGGATTAGGACAATCAGTGTCCATTGCAACGCCGGCGCCTTGTGTTATAGCAGATCTCATGTCAGCAAATATAATTCCTGCTGATGATGTTTTGTCGATGTTCGAAACTAATACCCATCTAGAACCTGCCGCTAAAGCTGAGTTGTACTTGTAGATTTTAGGATAGCTTTCTAAATCGCTACTATCAATCCATAAGTCACCAGTTACAAGTGAACCTTTATCGCTTTGTACTGTTGGCTCTGTAGCCGCAATGTTTACATCAAATGCATATGATTGCCACTTACTGTCAGAACCTTTATAAACAAAATCAATGTTTGTATTATCAACTAAGTTGTCATACCACAATGTATTATTTGCTAAAGTTCCTGTAGGTGCTGTTGCACTTGAAGTGAAACTCAAGTCTCCCCAGTTACTGTTAGTTTCTGACAGATTTAAATCTGCCGCATTAAAGCCTGAAACAGTACCAGCAACAATATTAATGTCTGTGCCTGCACTATTAACTAGTGTGACTTTACCAGAAACATTTGAACATGTTATTTTATCTGCCTGTGTATTTACAGCGTTAGCGCCACTCAAAGCTGAGTTAATCGCTTGTACCATATCATCAATACTTAGATTGCCATCTGAATCGCTATCAAAGTTATACATAGTTACATTAACATATCCACTTGCGCCATTAACAGCAAATCTGTCGTTAATGTTAAGTTTAAGTGCAACAGAACCATTAACGTGGCCTGTATATGTTGTAGTTGTATCGGCAATTGCCGCAGAACTTGAGATAGTTAATGTAGATGCACCACTGTGCCTCTTAAGATTAACTACTGCTGTGTCTGAATTGTACTTGTACCATAAAGATCCAACTGCTGGAGCACCACTGTAATCAGTGTATGCTTCATGAGAATACTTTCTGTAAGAAGCAAGTTGTGTTGTCCATGCTTTAGTAGTTGAGCTATAAAGTTTTAAACCAAGAACTGAACCACTGTTCAATGTGTTAGTTTGTAAGTATAAATCACCTGCCGCTAATGATCCGCCGCCACTTTTAGTAGTTGGAACATTAGTATGTCTAGCAATTTGGAAGTCGCCACTTGTAGCTGAATCCCAACCTGAACTGCCAATCTCATGCCATGCACCTGAAACCTTTTCATAAAGTTTGATGTTTGCCATAGTAACGCCAGCACTTGTTTGGTATACAACAGCATAATTGCCATTCACGCCAACACTAGCTTTAGGTGCCGGAGCGGCGCCTGAAGTTACTTGATCTTTATTTGGTGATAAAGTTGCTTTAATTGCCCATGCAGAACCAGACCATTCTTTAAGACCCCAAGTTGTTGCACTTGAGTCTAACCAGTATGAACCGTTTGATGGAGCCGCTGTTGGAGCCGTTGTTGAACCAGTAAGTTCTGACAAGTCAATATCAGCTCTAAGGACGTATGCTCTATTGGCAATTCCTAAGAAACTGTATGCCGCTTGTAAGCCATACTCGTTAAGTTCGTCTCCGTGTAAAGGTGTTGCCCCGCTTTTTCTAAAATCAGGGTTACCGTAGTTTGTAAGTAATTCTCTTTGGCTATTGACTAAATATACGTTTCCAGTGTTTGCTTGAGTAGTATATGAAGCAGTTGTAGAACCATCCGGGGCGGTTTTATTTTCTGCTGTTGCAATAACAATAAGAGGTACTGTGCCTGTGCCAGCCGCCGCGTAAAAACTTTCGTCTGTTACGGTAATGCTAACTCCAGGTGAGGTTAATGTAGCCATATTGTTCTCCCATTTATATATAATTTGTTATGGATACATGTATTTATGATAAATCAGATATTAGGCGGTATTATAGAATATTGGGTGTTGTAATAAAAGGGGTTCTAGATAAATAGACCTTCACACACTATAAAGGCGTGTAGGCTGGTTATTATCCATATCTAGTCGAATTTTAGCAACTTGCTCAGTTAAATTGTCTAAAGTATCATTGTTGCTTATGATATAATCTACTGGATGACCAACCCAGTTCCATTCACTTTCGTGGACGCTTTTATAACGAGTTTGCATAATCTTTCTATTTACAGCATTTTCGTGTGCCGTTTTTGCAATGTCATACCAGTCTGGTAGCTCGCCACGTTGTACCCAAACAACAAAACCATTCATTGACTTAACTAATGATAGTTCATTGCGGAATCTTGCATCACTAACAACTACACAAGGTTGCTCAGTATGTCTCTTCCTCAGTCTATATTCTAAACTGTTAAGCCAAATGTCTTCATGAAAATGATTGCGGAGTACTTCTGTACCCATGAGTTGTAATGCTAGGCGGGGAGTAAAATTATCTATGTTTAATTTCTTAGTCCAATATAAGTCAGGTGTTTCTCTAAAGTCTCGGCTCTCAATTGTTTCGCCTGCTAACAAGTGTCTATCCCAACCAAAAATTGTTGAGCATAAATCTTTAAGAGGTGCGGCAAAACTGTCTTGTACGCAACCATGATTCTCAACGAACATGTTTGCTACCGTGTCTTTTCCAGAACCTATAAAACCAACCAATCCAATAATGTTCATACTGTGCCCTGTTTATGTGTGCTAGTGATAAAAATAAAAGTTAGCCTATTACAAATCCTAAAGGACTATTGCCTTCTTCCATGTTATGTACTGCCATGATAAGAGATTCCAATTCAGCCTGGCCTTCCTGTTTCATTGCTTCACCGTTTAACACAATGTTGCCGCCTGCTCCTGGAATACCACCCATATATTTACTTCTAGCTTCACCGAGTATTAATTTAGATTGTGCTAGTGCCCAATCAACTAACCATTTGCCTGCATAAATATCACCTAATAATGTTTTTTCAGGGATAAAGTTATGTACGCCGACTGCAACTTCTTCATCAGTTTTGATGTTTCGAAGTATTTGTAATACTTTTGTATTTCTATTCCAAAGAAAGTTATATTCACTACCGAATATACGTCCTATTGTTTCTTTGTATTGAGAGAATGAATCGAATGTTGCTAAACCACCGATTTGGCCTGCATTTAAAAGATACATATTGTTGAATGCTACATCAAATGGATCAAAGTTAGAACCGGTTCCGGAGTTAGTACCAACCCCTCTACGGTAAAGTCTCTGCACTTCAATAACTTCGTTTGGTAATGTATATTCTGTAACACCGGGTTGTGTTTGAATAAAAATTACTGCTTCTTCTACTGCGCCTGAACTAAGTTGTCTATACTTATTTAAAGCTGAGTCAATAGCAATGTCGTAGTGGGCTCTGTCTAATTCCACATCAACGATATCGTCTGCTAACCTAAGTTGCAACTCTCGTACTAGGTCTTCCCTATTATTGTATCCTATTTGATTCTCTGGCATAACACTATTTATCACATTTTAGTGAGTGTTGGTATTTAAAATGACTTTAATATTATCATGTGTTCATTAAATCTACCATTCATTTTGGTGTCTGTAGTTTTAATTTCTTTAAAGTTCTTGTTACATGCCGTCTTGGCTCCTGCGAACATTTTAATTTGTTCTTTAGGCTTTCTAAGGGTTTTTTGTACACTTGTCTGTTCACAATAACCGTGAATTGTGGTGCCTTTAATTGTTATGCCGCCACCTTCTCGTTTCATGCTCTTAGGATCAGGATGTGTAGATTTGTACACTCCTATCTTTCTAGTTTTAGTATTATATGTCCAACATTCGTTACAATAAACAATTTCTGTAGGTGTAATACTTACTAATCCTAACTCTGGAAAATTAATCTTATACTTTAACTTATCAACTATCTTCTCTTTAGACCGTGCTTTAGGCTTACGAGCTTTGCGTGTAGTCGCTTTTGTTTTAATAATAGTATCACAAGCCGTATTAATTGCTTCGTGGTACCCTACATACGCTTTACGCATTTTAAGATCAAAGTTACTATATGCTTCTTTCAGGTCTTCGTCTTTCCACTCAAGCACTTCTAAAGATTCTTGATAACAATTTGCAAACTCATCTTTAATAATTTTAGCATGTGGGCCTTTTACTTCTGGCTGGTACGCAATCATCATTGTGTAAGGATCAAAGTCTTTTATTGATTTCTTATTTTCCACTAACTCATCTAGAAAGTATTCCATTTCCCCACATAGCTCTGCTACTTGGTCTTTCATACGTTCTTGTATGCTAATTACTCTCTTTGGCTTTTCATCTGTTTTTGCGGATTTCTCTTCGACAACTTTTTTACCTTGGCTAATCCATTCAGTTTTTCGCTTCTCAACATGCACAAGGGTTGAGTCTGGTATAAAACCTAATTTTTCCCAAGAATAAAATGTAGTACTAGTTGCGCCAAAGGCGTAATCAGGACATTTAAGTATTGTCTGAATGTCTGCAGGATCCCAACCAGATTTATTTTTAACCCATTCTCTTGTTAAAATAATCTTTTCTTTGTCCTTGATCTCTGTTCGCACAAAGTACTGAACATCCTGGTATGCTTTTACCATTGCATCCTGGTCTGTTATGCCTGCAAATTTCGTCCAGTCTGGTTCAGGCGTGAAGTATACGTTCTTTGCTTTACGTTTTGCCATGTTTATAGAGTTCCTTAGTGAAGCGATATGTTAAACATATTAACACATCTTTTAATGCTGTCAACTACTATATATAAAAATGATGCAAAAATTACGTGATTATATTGGTAATATTCTTAAATTCGGCGTTTTTGCTATGAATGTCCTTCCAAATAGCAACTGTCCGATCTAGTCCCTCATCAAGAGAAACTTTCGGTTGCCAACCTAACTTTTCTGTGATTTTTGCATTAGAACTATTCAGTATAAATATCTCACCTGGACGTTCTGGCTTCTTGTCCCAATGAACTTTTCCTTCCCAGCCAACCTTCTTAGCAATGAGGTCAACATAGTCTGAAATCCTTATTGCATTGTCTGGTCCTAAGCAAAATATCTCGCCAGCACATTTTTCTGGATTACGGATAACTGCCTCCCAGGCATCAAGTAAGTCTTCAATGAAAATGAAGTTACGATATGGCTTACCATAGCCTAAGAATATTTCCTCTGGATTATCTAGCATCTGCCAAATAATTTGTTCTGTTACAAAAAAGTTATTGTCTTTTCTACCGTATGCATTAGTTTGCCTAATAGCAGTGAACGGTAATCCTAAACTTCTGTGTGCATACTCTAAGTATTTTTCACAGCCATATTTTGCAACGGCATATGGTGCATTTGGATTAGGTTGTGTGTTTTCAGTAAACGCAAAAATATCTTCTGGGGTATCAGTACCATCTCTGATTACATCACTGATTGGTTGCCAACCATAAACTTCCATTGTACTTGCAAACACAAAGTTTTGTAAGTTTGGTAAGGTTGCGGCGGCTTCAATTAAGTTTACAGTACCTACATAGTTTACTTCTGAGAAAACTATTTGTTCATAAAAACTATCTTCTACTTCTGTTCTTGCCGCTAAGTGGACAATAATCTCTGGATTAAACTCATGTAGTTGTGCTTTCACCTGTGCATGATCTCTTAAATCATATTCAAGAAACCCTAGTTCATGGTCGTTTTGTAAACGTTCAACCATATGTGATCCAATAAATCCGTCGTGCCCTGTTATAAAAATTCTCATGTATTTCCTATGTTTTAGTTACCCACCAAGAAGAATATGCTTCATCAGTAGTGTGTAAGGTTAAGTTTTCTCGTTCTATAAATTCTGTTACTGCTGGAATAACACCAAACTCTTCAATGTGACTCCTCGCTATGTAGTCGTGTCCTGCTAGTATGCCGCCAACTTTAACTTTTGGATACCACGCATTAATTTCAGATTTAACAGACTCGTATTTGTGATCACTGTCTAAATAAACAAAGTCTATTGTGTTATCAGCAAACGTAGGTGCATAGTTGGTGCCCATTTCTCTTATTATCTTGCTGTTAGTATGACTTAATTCAGTGTTAAATGTTTTAAAGGTTTTCATGACTCTATTGTATAATTCCTCTAAGCTTCGGTTATTTTGAAACTCGAGTAGATTAGGTTTATCGGTATATCCTTCGTATATGTCATACGGGTCTACACCATAAAACGTAGTAGGTTGAAGGTTTTTAATTATAGATCTACTATAAGAACCTCGCCACACTCCTATTTCAAGTGCAATGTTTATATCGCCTAATTGGTGCTTGATTGTTGTTAGCAGTTGTTCTCTATCCATACGTCTATTTATTCGATACTAATTCGAGTTGCCGTAAGTTCTGATAAATAGTGTTATGGGAAAGTTAAAACTATGGAATCCGACTAAGACCAATGACTATAAATTTTTTGATAGGGTAGTTGGCGAACATCTCCACGCTGGTGGAACAGGCATTCATGTACACAAATACATGGGTATCCAAGACGTGGGTGCTTCTACAGACCCAACAAGACCAAGTACAGACGGTGTAACGTCTGATATATTTATTCAAGACTTACTATTTCTAGAAAACAGAGATAGAAAGTACAGCGAGGATATATTCGAAATGATAGGTTCTTACCAGTTACAAGAAAGTGACGGGTTCGACTTAACACAATTTGGAGCATTCCTGGCTAACGACACAGTATTCATTAACTTCCACATTGACACAATGATGGACACTATAGGCAGAAAATTGATGCCTGGTGATGTATTAGAGCTTCCGCATCTCAGAGATGATGCGTTATTAGGCAGTGACGAAGCTATTAATAGATACTATGTTGTACAAGAAGGTGCAAGGCCTGCCGAGGGTTTCGATCCACGTTGGTGGCCTCACTTGTGGAGAGTTAAGTGTGGACCAATAACAGATTCTCAAGAATACAGAGATATACTCGGTACTGGAGAAGATGAAGGTGACTTACGAAATCTACTCAGCAAGTATCAAGATGAAATTATTATTAATGATGCACTATTAGAACAAGCAGAAAATGATGTAGCACAAGACAGCCGAATGTATCAAACTGGTCACTTATATGTTGACCCTAAATCACCAGATAAAGCATACCTCGAACCAAGTGATGGGTCAGCACCAAACGGATTAAGCCTTGTAGGTAGTGGCGCATCGTTCCCAACTTCAGGTACAAGTGATGGTGATTTTTACTTGCGTACAGATTTTTCTCCCCATAGATTGTTTCAAAAGAAAGGAACTAGATGGGTTAAATATGCCGATGACAACAAACGCACATGGGCAACTGCTAATAAAACATTAGCATCGTTTATAAATAACGACACTTATACTATTAACAGTGACGGTGAAACTGTTAAAGAAAAAACAAATCTAAGTCAGGTGGTAGCACCTCGTACAGACACATAGGAGTAGTAAATGTTTGGTTTAGGAAAAGAACAAATGGACAGAGACTCAGTTTTTGAGCAACTAAAAATAGACGAAGGAGTAGTAAATGAAATTTACCTCGATCATCTCGGCTATCCAACTTTTGGCGTGGGCCATCTCGTATTGGAAAGTGACGAAGAATTTGGAGCCGAAGTGGGTACTCCAGTCTCAGAGGATAGAACAAAAGAATGTTTTGAAAAAGACCTCGATACAGCAATCTCAGAATGTGTTGCTTTATACGGAGAAGGGTTTACTGACTGGCCTGGCGTTGCCCAGGAAGTCTTGGTTAATATGATGTTTAACATGGGTCGTGGAAGACTTGGTGGATTTAAAAACTTTAGAAAAGCTCTCGAAGAGCAAGATTGGAAACAAGCAGGAATAGAAGGCAGAGATAGTAAATGGTATAGGCAAGTTACTAAAAGAGCTGAAAGACTAATGGAACGTTTAGAACAGGTATAGTATGACGTACAGACTAAGAGAAAGCAATTTTTTTAAAATATCGGACGAAAATCGTCCTGATCTTGCTGAGCAGTCTGACAGCCCGTTCCCATCAGAATGGGATACCCGTCATAACCCAGAAGGCTTTGTGCTTAGTATTGCAAATGCTCCCAGAAGACATCAGGATAACTTAATAGAAGAATATTCAAAAGACAAAACTGTTATAGATTTAGGAGCAGGATCAGGCTATGCAGGAATTAATGCCTTTAAACATGGTGCAAAATTTGTATATTTTGTAGAATACGATCCGCAGGCTTTCTTAATATTAGATCGTGCATTAGAAAAATTAGGATTTAGTCAAGAGCAATATCGAGTTATAAACAAAGACATAGAAAGATTAACTGTAGAAGATTTTACAGGGCCAGTTCCAGAAGTAGTGTACAGCGAATTTTACGGGCCATGTATATTTGACGAAGGTTTTGTATCTTATACTAGGCATTTAGATAAGTTGTTTCCTAATCTTTATTATGCTCCAGAATTTCAAGCCATGGAAGTTCGTACATGGGACGCTGATTATTCAGTTCCGCCGTGGCCTTACAAACGACCTGAACTATTAGAATCTTTTAAAGTGAAGTTTGCAAACTCAGTATGGGCTTCTCAGTCCATGCCTAAGCATGATCCTATGCCTGAACCGACGCTACCTTATACAACACATGGAATGTTTTATTATAATGCAAACACTAAAAAATTAACTGAAAGTGTTACTGTAGTAACAACAAAACCTGAACAAATGATTGGTTTCTTTCCAATAGAGTTTGGTTGTCATCATGATTATTATTGGATTAACCGTCCAAGGATTGGCTGGTGGGTTAACGAACCAGGCACTTATGTAGTCACAATGGATGTAGCTAATGCATTAAATGGTATGCCTAGAATTATATATCCGGGAGAATTAAGCAATGGCAGGTAAAAATTTAGATTATTGGTATGACGCACAGATAAAACGTTATCTGCTACAACTTGTACGAGTATTCTCAAACTTTCAAGTTAAAGAAATTGTTAAAGGTGCTGAGCGTCTTAACAGAGTTCCTGCACGATATGGTGATATCAGTAGAATGGTAGCTCATATGTTGAAAAACAATTCAGAGAATTCTGTTGCTAATGCACCACAAATTACAGTTAGTGTAGCCAGCATAGGGCAGGCTAAAGAAAGAATACAAGATCCATTCCTAGTTGATACTACTCAAGTAGCAGAAAGAGAATGGGACGTAGCGTCAGGTAAGTATACTTCCGAGCAAGGAAACTTATATACTACACAACGTTATATGCCTGTTCCATACAATCTTAATATACAAGTAGATATTTGGACTACTAATACAGACACAAAATTACAAATACTAGAACAAATATTTGTAATATTTAACCCTGGTATACAGTTACAAGTTAACGACAATCCGTTGGATTGGACCAGTGTGTTTGAAGTAGAATTAACAGATATAAACTGGAGTAGTAGATCATTGCCAGCAGGAACAGACGAAACATTAGACATATCAACATTAACATTTGCTGTGCCTATTTGGATATCGCCTCCTGCTAAAGTTAAAAGACAAACAATTATACAACGCATTGTTAACGACATACACAATGTAGATAGCCTTGCTGACTTAGGATTTGATGGCAGTTATGCTGACTTCTTTGGATCAATTAACGATACTGCAAGTGTTACTGTTACACCAGGCGAGTACAAAGTAAAAGTTATAAGTGGTGGTGCAACATTAGTTAATCCAATGAACGTTGAAGTAAAATGGGCTGACATTATAGAAATGCACGGTGAATTGAGAACAACAAGCAGACTAGAGCTTAATATAAGTGCTGACCCTGAAGAAAGAGAGTTATTAGTTATCGGTAGTATAGCGGCTAATCCAGCAAATCCTAACAACTTAGTATTCAATGTTGATGCTGATACATTACCAACTAACTCATTAGACGCAGTAAATAAAATTATAGACCCAGGTACAAGTAGACCAGGTGATACATTAATTGCTCAAGCAACCGATCAACGATATTTACTAACAGGACCTATATTATCTACATTTGTTGAATGGGGTGGTATCACTGCAAGTGCTAACGATATTGTTCAGTATAATGGTAGTGCATGGTCTGTAGTATTTGATGCTAGTGCAAAAATTGGCACAACTGCACTTGCAACAAATTCACATACATCACAACAGTTTAAATGGACTGGCGTACAATGGATAAGTAGCTGGCAAGGAACATATAACCCAGGCTACTGGAGATTAATACTTTGATTACGGCGGCAGGAGTTGTATTTTTAGCTAAAGACACAGGCAGATGTTTATTGCAACTTAGAAATAGTGACAAGAGATTTAAACACACATGGGGGTTTTTTGGTGGGCTGATCGACAAAGGTGAGACTCCGTTTGAAGCACTTCAACGAGAATTAATAGAAGAAATTGGATTTATGCCTGCATTGAATAAACTTAACCCAATTGATGTCTACGAAAGTAGAGACAAACACTTTTACTATTATAGCTTTGCGGCAGTTGTTGAAAAAGAATTTTCGCCAACGCTTAATGACGAAAGCTCAGGGTACGCATGGGTAGACATAGGCAGATGGCCTCAACCAATGCACCAAGGAGCTAAAGCAACACTAAACAGAAACGGCGGCACCGACAAACTACACAGGATTTTAGAAGTTAATAGTTAACACGTAGGAGTGTACTTTGTCAACGATCATAGATTTTATATGTATTAGGATACAGTCTGAGCTTGAAAAATATGCTAAGACAAGTACGTTGCCTGCTGGACTTTTAGACGGTGTTTTTACTATAGATGATATAGAAGGGTGTATGCAACACTTTACTGCAAGACAAACTAGAATTGCTAGGAAAATAATAAAAGACTACAACAAGCGTACAGGCGAAAGTTTAGAATCGCTTAAAGAAGCACTTAAAAAAGAATATACTGGCCTAGTAAAAAATGCACGAACTAGAGATCCTCAGTTTTCATTTCCACAAATACTTAGAAAATACAGGGCAGACATAAATCCAATTAGAGCATTATATTACGACGCAAGAGATATGGTTAGACGTTATGATCCTACTAGTGAACATCACGTATGGTTAAGTGGAGTAGTAACTGATTTACAGTTTAGTAATGCATTACTTGATGCTTTAGAGTCAGATCTCAAAAAGATAGAGAGATTTATTAAACGATACTACTGGCCTATCTTACAGCACGACCCATCTATTCCATTAGAACTGTTTCATGCAAGACAAGTAAGCAAAGACGGAAAATTCTATGCACAGTTTTTCTTTGATTTGCAATCTTGGGAACCTGAATAGTAATTATTTAATACTTTGTAGTATGCTGTATTGCGTTTCATACGCATCATTATGTTTCATCTTTAACACTTTAACAGGAACATTATTAATATTTAATATATTGTTTACCTGTTCACGATCTTCCTGGAATGGATCAAACCCCATAGCATCCATATTTGTGCTTTGCATATCATCCTGACTAACATAGTCATCTTCTAAATGAATGAAATCCAATGCTAATTGTCGATTCTTAGTATGCTTGAATATTACGTTAGCTAAGTCTCTGTGACTTATCCACTGTTCTTCTTGTAGAGTTTGGGCACTCTCAATGAGGTTAATATATTTTCGCATGTCGTCCATACTGTTATTTATCGTTATTTGCTTGTAGCTATAAATACGCCATTCCAGTCTTTAGGCAAGTCTTGTGTTAATTGAAATTCACAGCGTTCAATCCACATAGCATAGTAGCCTTTCATTTTGCCTTCAAATGCATCTGTTAACTTTTCGCATAAGTTAATTGCTCTATTAAACTCCTGATTGAGATAATGATTATACATGTCTTCGTGCATCTGTTTTGCTTTAGCATACTTAGTTTTCTTAATATCAAGTACTGTGTATATTTCTATACCGACTGTTTTTCCTTTTACTGCTAAGTCGTCTACTTTTAGATAAAAGAAATCGTTCTTAGTATGCTTATATGTGTCGCCGCCCACAAGGAGTAAACAGCCATACTCTTTACATTTGCTTTCTATCCTCGCGGCAGTACTAACTGCATCTCCGAGTATGTCATATGAGTGTCTTGCAGTAGAGCCCATTTCCCCAATATAGCCGAGTCCAGTATTAATACCAGCACCCATACCAATAGGTGGTCTGCCTTCTTTAACAATTTTATTATTAAACTCTTCAACTGCTTTAAGCATTAACAGTCCTGTTTGGACTGCACTCTTAGGATGGTCTGGATCATCCATAGGAGCATTATGTATATGCATACTAGCATCGCCGATGTACTTAATCACCATACCGTCTGCATCAAGTATAGGTTGTGTTATTGCATCCATATACCCATTCATTATTTCTGTTAACCCTTTAACATCATCGCCAAAGCTCTCGCCTAGCGGAGTAAAGCCACGCAAATCTGAGAAGCATATACTTACTTCTTTTTTCATTCCGTCTTTGATTAGTCCTGGATTTTCTTGTAGCATACGCACTACTGTCGGAGAGGCATATCCTGCAAATTGTTTTTGTATCTCGGCTCTTAGTTTAAATTGTACATAGAAGTTGTTAAACGACGTCTGTGTGAACACTAGGAACCCTGCTAGTACCGGGAAGGTAGCATCAAACAATACTAAGTTTGCTGTATAAGAATGTATACTATAATACACAATTCCTCCTAATACAGCAATAACAGTTGGCATACTTGCCCATATAGGTGCTTTATATACTACAGTCATGACTAATAGCATAGTCAACAACGCACACAGAAGCTCTGTAACAGCACTTAGCTGGCTACGGGTTATATTGGCCCCACTTATAATATTCTGTAGCATTTGGGCTTGTATATGCTGTGGATAGAGGTTGCCTCTTGGTGTTGCTACAGGGTTTGCAATACCTTCTGCTGTTACTCCTACAATAACAAACTTTGCACCCATATCTGGTAAACTGGTCGCATCTGTGTATTCTATTTCTTCAAAAGTATTGTTAAAGCGAATGTAAGTTGTGCCGTTTGGTTGGGTTACAATAGGATCGTACGGAGGAACTGCAATCTCTTGCACCCCTATTTCTGTTGTTTTAATTATATAACTAGGCTTGCCTGAATTTACTCGCAACATCTCTATAGCAAAACTAGGATATAGTTTACCTTCTACTCCTATTGCTAATGGATATGTTCTTGTTTGGTTGTCTGGCTGTGGTGCAGATGCGTTAACACCGATCCCTTGTGCTGGTTGCTCTAAAAGGTTTATATTCGTTACTAAGTTTGGCCATGTTAAGATAAAGTCCTGTGCTGGTAAAGGTCCTATTGTGCCTGTACCAATGTGAGGACCTGTAGTTTTGACTCCTTTGGAACTTGGGGTTTGGGATAAAACTATGCCGTTGCCTTGTATCCATGATGCAAATACCTCGTCTCCGTTGAATCTATCTTGCTCAGGAAACATAATAGTAAATCCTATTATGCCTTGATTCTTTTGCCTGATATCGTGTAAAAGTTGAGCATACGTTGTTCTAGGAAAAGGATACTGTCCTAGCGTTGCTAAACTTTTTTCACCTAAGTTAATTATAACAACGTCTTTACTGTCTACTATAGTATCTAACTGCTGGTAACTGTCAAACACCTGTCCTCTTAGACTTTGTAAGGGGATAGGATCGAATATTTTTAGTACTGTTAGAAGTACTATCGTCAAGAATACTGCATAACTACTATATAACCATTTCATAGTTATATTTATGTATTATTCAACGTCGTTCAGTGGATTTTCTAGTATAGTTGTTATTTTTTCTTCTAACTCTTTACGCATTTCTCGTTGTTCGGAATCCATCTCTTTAAAACGTGTATTCATATCACGTTCCATAGCATACACATCATTTCTAATTTCTCTTTGTGTGTCTGCCGATGTCTTTTCAGTTTCCCTTGCTAAGTCCATTGCTACTTTAGTTTCATCTCTTGCGGCATTAATATCTTCCCTTAAATCAGTTTTAATGATTTCTGTGAGTTCTGTTAGCCTAACTAACTCTGCCTGAATTGCTTCTGGTTGTAAGTTTGCTAATGTTTCTTCTGCTTCAAGCAAACGACTATAAAGTTCAAAGCCTCCCCATAGCCCACCAATTAGTGTACCTAGCAACGGAAGTATAAACATCATTTTACTGCCACTCATCTTTACTCCACCAACATCTATCTCTGCCATTTTAGTTCTCCTGTAATTCTTTATATTGACTGTATATCATTTCTTTTAATTTTTCTTGAGTTTTACCAGCCATCATATAAAAACTCTGAACATTGTCTGTATTTTTTTGCCCTGGGTACACTTGATCACTACCATACCATTGCTGTTGGTCTGCTAGTTGCATTTGTGATGTGTAATCGCTAAAGCCTGCTGTATATCCTATATAAGCAACTGCAATAGTTTGGTCACCATATTGTGCTCCATCTCCTGTGCCTTGTTGTACTGCTTGTAATTCTGTTGCTAAGTTTGCCGAAGCAACTACTGAACCCATTCTGTCTGCTAAACTTTCTACTGCATCAGTTTGTTTTTGTTCTTGGAATGTCTGTTGTTGCACTTCAAACTGTGTAAATGTAGGTTGTTCTTGGCTTAAAAATTCAGTAAGACCTGTACCAGAAGCAATAGCATCAGTAAGGTTATCGCCAAAATCTTGTGCTGTTTGTGATAAACCTCCTGAAGATCCATCATCAAAACTCTCTATAAACATTTGTGCTTCTTCTTGCTCTGTTTGAGTCTCAGCAAACTCTTCAGCAACATCAAAGGCGCTTAGACTAGGTCCTGCGTCTATATTTGATATATCTATCGAACTTTGTCCTAGTTGATCTTGAGCAAATAGTAATGAAGTATCGTCGCCTGTTGAACTGCTTTCAACTAACTGTCCAGTAGATGATGAACTAGATGATGAACTACCGTCATCATTTTGGAAACTACTGCTACCGTCTTGTGATACGCTTCCATCTTGTTGTGAGCTTCCATCCATAACTTGCACACTTTCACCTGAACCATCTGCAAGAACTTCTTCCACAATATTTGCTGTTGCTGAATCTGAGAATTCTATTTTCATTTCTGAAACTGCCATGCTCATTCCGCCACCCGAAGGTTCCCAACTATTATTACTGCTAAAACTACTGCTACTTCCGGAATCATTAACAACAGATGAACCACTGTTTGATGTAACTGGACCTTTTTGTGATGATGCTATATTATTCACTGATTTTGACTGAGATTTTTCTCTTGTATCTTCTCTATCTTCTTCTCTATCTTCTTCTGTCTCAACACGACTCTCATCTCTTTCTTCATTAATATCAATATCATCTAATCTTTCGTCTGTCTCTGACATTATTAACTCTGCTAATTCTTCTTCGTTAATTAATTCTTCAAATGCTTCGTCGTTTAAGAAATCTTCTAATATATCTTCTTCTGTAAATTCTTCTTCTGTGAATTCTTCTTCACGTGCATAGTCTTCATCATACAATTCTGTTTCGTCTGCATAAAATTCTACGTCCTCGTCATACAGCTCAAAAAAGGCTTCTTCGTCATCATGTTCACGGAAAAAATCTTCCATAGCACACGTTGGGCAATCCTCAGCACTACGTTCATCTCCTTCTTGAGCAATTAATCCTATAAGGTCGTCATGCTCTGCAAAGCCATCAGCAACTAAGTCATAAGCCATTTCTGCATCTATTGAGTAATCATACTCTTCCCAAACTATTGTTCCTGTATCATCAAACGCCACATCTGTACCGTACCATTCGTCAACTTGCTCTTGACCAAATTCAGCAACGTCTACTTCATACCAGTCTGCCATAGTCATTGTATCTTCCCAGTTTTCGCCGTATGTGCCTTCCATCTCTGATTGCCACTGTTGTTCTTCTAATGCCCACTGAGGATCATTCTCCATAAGCCAATCTTCTTGTGTATCAAACACATCATTATGTACATTGTAGTCATAAGATTCACCTAACTGCTCATCAACTATATCACCTGGGTCGTGTCCGTTGAATTGGATAGACGGATCTAAGCCTAATGCAAGTAAATCATCTTCGCCCATTGTTATGAGTACTGCATCTTGTAGACTAAGACCTTGGTCAACTAACATTTGTTGTTCAGGGTTAAGATCATCATATTGGATATTCATATCTTCGCGTGGATCGTATCCACATGCGCCGCAATCTTCGTTCTCTGAGGCATAGGCATCACGACCATCGTCATATCCATTGTATCCAGCATCATCATACAATTCTGTCCCATCTTGTGAACCATCGTCGCCGAGTGAATTATCTTCATAACCGTATTGATCTTCATGTGCTGTATTTGAATAGCCACCATCATCCATGATATAGTTATCATAATATTCAGGGTCGTCTGTCATCATAGCCATTGCATCTTGTTGTAATTGTAATTCTTGTGCATAGTAAGGACAGTTAGCATCTGATAATTGATCTATATCGCATTGTTGTTCAAATTGGGTTTCTTCGTAGGCTTGGGCATACCCAGGACAATATTGCGAGTAATGAACATCATTTACACATTCTATACCAAATTGATAAGCAGAATAGCCTTCACAGTCTTGAGAGAAGCCAGGATTATTTACACATTCACTAGGCTGACCTTCACCATTTGGGTTATATTTAAGCACACCGCCGTCTTCTAGTGTTCCTTGATCCAGACTATCCCAATTAGAAGTAGAGTCATTAGTATAAAGTATAGCTTGAATATAATTAGAATCATCAAATTGAGCTCCTACTACAACATTATGATTCTCTATATCAAGTTCTCTGTAACGAAACTCAAAAGTGTCTTCATCGCCTTCACAGCACCACGCAGGATCAGTCAACGCAAAATTAGAGCCGTTGTGATCGTTTAATATAACTTCAAAACTGTTACTTGATGGTCTGTTATATTCTTGCATAAAGTACCAACCAAAAACAACATAATCATCAAATGTTTGATACATCATTTTAGATGCAACAGAGCATTCTTGTCCTGAAGAATATGACGAGTTACCTGGAAACATCTGGGCACAGGCTCCTGTACCTGTTCCTCGAATAAGGTCTGTCCAGAAAGGATATAAAGTTTCGTCTTGATAAGGAAGTGCTTGTGGGGTATAATCAGAGCAACTAGAGCCGCCTGAGCTGGAGTCATCCCATCTCAGCAATTTTAGACAACCATTTGTTCCCATTACAGTTCTTGTATATTTCTGGCCTTGCCAGTCAAAGTCAAATCCTATTGAAATAGGACCGCAACTACCATCATCAGCCGAAAAGCATTCTGTTCCTGTATTGTAGATATCGTATAAGGTACTGCCATCGTGTCCAATAGTAACTGAACCGCCCATAGTGACATCCGCGTTACTGTTAGGTGATACTAACGCTATTAGTAGCAATACTGCAAGAGATGTTAGATGTTTGATTGCCATTTGTCCTCACAATAGCCTTTACTTTTTTTCGGTTTTTTCCCTGATTTCTTAGTGCATGTTCTCATAAACTCATCAAAGTCTTTACCGCCGTTTAACTCTTTAGCATCTTCCGCCGGTCTTTTAGAAATCTTTTTTCTGCCAAACCAACCTGTTTTAGCGTCTGCCCTTTCATCGCTGTTATCAGCCCAGGCTACTGTAGCTTCAGCACCAATGGCACCCATGTAAGGACATGGTGTTCCAGCCATTTCCATTGCTTTAAATACACGTTCGTCTTGACACATTAAACTAACTGCCGCTACTTTCATGCCCATATCGTATATAGTTTTAGAAAGTTTAATACGTTCACAGTTCATGTCTCTAACTGACTTACCACCACTTAGTCCAAATACTTGTCCTTGAAAAGCACCTGATATACCAGTTGTACATAAGTCTTGAGAATAACTTGACCCAATGCTTGGTGCTATAGCACTAGCCGGTGGAGCCTTTGTTGTTATCTCTTGCTTAATAGTTTGGTTAGTTTCATTTTTGTTAATGTTTTCGTTCTTGTTGTTATTGTTATTCGTGTTATTATTGGTATTGGTATTGTTTGTTTCTACTTTACTATCACTAGTACTGGTGCTAGTATTGGTGTTATTATTATCGTTTGTATTACTGTTGGTGTTGGTGTTGTTACTGGTCGAATCTGAAGTTGAATTGTTGGTGTTCGTATTATTATTCGTGTTGCTGTTCGTATTGGTATTATTGCTATTTACATTTTGGTCAATGGTACTATTGTTTGTATTATTATTAGTATTGGTGTTATTTGCAGAACTATTGACTGTTGAATTGTTTGTGTTGGTGTTATTGTTGGTACTGGTTGAGGTATTATTGTTCGTATTATTATTCGTGTTGCTGTTGGTGTTATTCGTTCCACCAGATGAAACATTATTGTTGGTATTGGTACTATTGTTTGTATTACTGTTGGTGTTGGTGTTATTATTGGTGTTCGTATTGGCGTTCGTATTATTATTCGTGTTGGTACTGGTTGAGGTATTATTGTTCGTGTTATTATTCGTGTTGGTGTTGGTGTTGGTGTTGGTGTTCGTATTGGCGTTCGTGTTATTGTTGGTACTGGTGTTCGTATTATTATTCGTGTTATTATTCGTATTATTATTCGTGTTATTATTGGTATTGGTATTGGTGTTATTGTTGGTACTCGTGTTGGTGTTCGCGTTTGTATTATTATTGGTGCTAGTATTCGTGCTAGTGTTGGTGTTGGTGTTGTTATTGGTCGCCGTACTGGTATTGGTGTTCGTATTATTATTCGTGTTGGCGTTCGTATTGGTATTCGTATTGGTATTCGTATTATTATTCGTGTTGGTACTCGTGTTGGTACCAGTAGTATTCGTAGTCGTGGTATTCGTAGTAGTGGTATCACTTGTACTAGCTTCACAATATTCTGTTCCTGCTGTACATGTACCTGTTGCCTGACCTTCTGCTGTAATAGGTAAACCAAAAAAGACAATCATGCCCATGACTGATAAAAGTTTTTTCATCATTTTCTCCGTGCAAGGGCAAGTGTTTTGTTTGGGTAGCTTGTGTAGTGCGTGTGTCGTCGTACCCTGTTTGTATATGTATTTATCAAAAATGAGACCAGTCTCAGTTTTAACCATAAAAAAAGGGCAGTTTACACTACCCTTAATTAGTTCATAATATTATCTTGAAAGAATATTACTACGAGTCGCACTCTGCAGGATTGTCGTTACAGTATATCATGATACTTTTTACAAGTGCCTTGATATCCTGATCCGCCTGTTTCTCATCTGCCCTTTTCGAGAACAGGCGAGCTACTTTCCCGCTGAGTCGTCTTTATCTTTTTGAAGTTCGTCAGTTTGTTTATCAACTTGGTCTGCAACTGTGTCTATTGCGCCGGTTGTAATATCCGTTGCTACTGTTGCTATGTTAATAACGTCATCTGAAACTGCTGTTACCATTGTGGCGGCTCCGCCTACAATTGCATCAACTGTTCCTGTGACAATCTCTGTTCCTGCGTCCCAGGCCCCTCCAACTGAGGCGCATCCTACAATACTTGAACAAAGTACTACTACGAAGAACGAAATCAAATTTTTCATGATTAACTCTCCTTTTATAAAGTTATAAAGCCAACTGCTATTATAACATATATATTTATCAACTTGTTAGTACATACTAACCGGATTATGACAAATAATCTGCATTATTATACTCTTTATTTGCGATATCATATAATTCATAGTGTGTTAAAACTATAAACATTAGGAATATAAACAGTAAGATAGAACTCACAATTAGATAAATTATAAAAGGAAAGAAGAATGTAAATATTGATATGTGTGCAAACAATATTGAGTAGACGTAAAATTTAAGGCTGTTACTGTATTTCTTCACTGGTTGATGTAAGGTTTTCTAAGAAATCAGCCCTATGCCAAGAGTAATCAACTAAAATATCAATCGTAAGGACTATTAAGACTAATGTCATGATTATTGATAGATATATGTTTATGGCCGCGGTTATCTTTAACCACTTGATCATATGTTTCATAAGTTATATTATACACGCTTTATAAAACGTGTCAACCGGTTTAGTCGCCTTGGGTTATACTAATCGAACAGCCGCCAACAGTTACACAGGATTGGGTAAGTGTATAACTTTGATTTGTAGTGCCTTGCTGAAGTAAATCTAGTGTTGTAGGATTGGTTCCGTCTAGAGAAATTGTAGCAGAATGGGCGCCGGCGCTCTTTTGTTCGATGTCAACTATGTTGCTGTCATTGTTTATTGTTAGATTAAGTGTTTTGTTACCATTGGCCCATTGCTGAGCAAATACATCGTTGCTGTTACTATATAAGTTTACAGTCATACTATGATTAGTACTACTGCTATCCATTTTTTGAGAACCACTAAAATCATTGTTACTACCGTGAATGTCTAACCTGAGAAAGTTGCCGCCGGGTTCGTAGTTATCATAATCAAATGTTGTATCGTCGGTGCTGGATAGATAATATCCTTGCCCAAATAGAACATCGTTGTTATTGCCCGATATATGGAATTGAGCATCGTTTGCGTTACATGTTGAAAAACTACATTTTTGTCTTATTTCTATATCGTTATTGTTGCCGTCTAAGTCTCCGCCCCAAGAATAGCCCGACCCCCATGCATCTGTCCAGCCGATATCGTTATTCTTACCTTCTTGTTGTAGGTATATAGTATTATTGTTTCCGCCTACACTGAAGTAAACACTATTGTCATTGCCTACCTGTACAACACTAAAAGTGTTGTAAGTATCGCTTGTTACTAATCCCAATTTAACGTCAACACTATTATCGTATCCGCCTTGGGCTATATCAATAGCTACATTGTTGCCTGTTTGTGTTATCATAACATCGTTCTCATTGCCTGCTTGGGCACTAAGTGGTATTAATAAAAACATTCCCAATATTATATACCCTAATACTAATAACGGGGTGTCTTTAGGTTTCATATTATTAAGTTTATCGTCTATATTCATTAGAATAAGTCTCTCCACGTAGATGTAGTTAGATCACCGGAGTGTTCTCTGCGAATTCTTTGTGCATTAGCCTCTATAATAGGTGCTATGCCATTCCTCCATTGGCGCCATTCGTCGTCTGTAAAACTATTTAGCCTTTTAAGTTCATTAATAACCATTTGCATACGCTTGTCATCGTCAGTTTCATTGTCATAACTTTCATCAATGTAGGGTTCAAACGTTTGCCAACCTATACCTTTTAAGTATTTTAATAAGCCAGGAACTGCAATAACCATGAATGCTTGCTTAAACCAGAAAGGTTTGTATGTTTTCTCTGTAAAAAATACTCCTCCCCGTAAGTAGTCGGACGTACTATCCCTAGGTTCCTCATTGTCACTTTGATATATTGTTTCTGTAACAATTGATAACTGTGTGTTCATATGTAATTGTGTATCATTGTTATCTGGAAATGCTATATGTCTAAGTCGCTCAGCACCTTCGTTAATATATAACGGTAAATTATTCTTTAGCCAGTCAGTCGCAACAGGATGTGACTTGTCAAGTCCTAATTGATCTGAATGGCCTGGTTCGTTATGTCTTAAACTAACTAAACCATCTTTTAGTAAATCATTATGAACTAACTCTGTAACCAGTTTGGTTCTGTGCCATCTAGGAACATTGTTAAAGCATAAAAATGTTTTTGCTGGCATAAACTCTGGATCAAATGCTGGTACAGATACAATATCCTCAACTGGCATCCAAGATGTGTTCCACCATGTTTGATCATACCAATTTCCTGACATAATACTAATAGGATTATCTATTTGGTTCTCTTTACAGAAGTCTTTCCACGGTATTTGCATGTTAGCCGCGGAAGTAACATATATAAAATCTGCAGGATTTATCTCTGGCATTGCAGTTGCTAGTAACTGTATGCGTAATAGACCGTCTGTTTGAATTGTTTCCATTAAGTTATAACAAAGAAACTTAGTAGTTCCGTGTTTTTTTAACACATTAACATATTCCACTAGCTCTGATACGCACATATGGGCAACTGAGATACCATGTTCCGGGCCTGCATACAATATTCCTGTCTTGTCGACAAAGTTTGAACGTATAAGGTCTGGCCAAACTCGGCTCATTTCTTTCCAACAGTCAACTAGATAGTTAAAACTCGGTAATCTTGAATGACTAACTTGTTTCCAGCCAAGATATGAATCATATCTTTCGTATGGAATATTTTCTAAGAGGTCATTTACTGTAAGTAAATTAAATGCAACAGATGAACTAACTTGTACTGTAGTACCAAAGAATATAACAGTATGTGCCCAAGCAAGAGGTTCTTTATACTCCATATTTAAATGTAGTATAATGTTTTCTGTTTCTAAGTGCCTAACATCTAATCCTGCTGATGCTAAAGCGTTAGCTAAGTCAAGTTTGGGTTTTTCCGAGACAATTAATACTCGTGTGCCTAATTGCTTTGCTTTTTTAACATAAGCAATTATATAATCTGGATGCATGTGTGTTATCCGCTTTGTTGTCTAATAATAATATTTATGCTTCCGCCCGAGCCTACTGTTATTAAGCCGGTCTTTCCGTCAACGTCTGTTTCAATACTTGCATTAGATGATATCGGTAATCTAATACTAATTATACCGCTGTTATCTCTGTAAAACCATATTGTTCCTGCACCTTTATCTATTATAGTGTTAAAAGATGTCTCTTTATCAAATCCTGGAGAGGTACCTGTTATTAGTGCGCCATCAAATGCGGCTACACCTGATCTACCTTTTGATTTCATGTCTACTGACACTTCAAGTACACTCAATAAGTCTTGTAGCAGATCTACATCAAGAAAATTTATGTCAAGTTCAGTAAACTCTAGATCTGCATCAGGGTCTTCTTCTAATATATTTTCTTCTAATAAGTCTACATCTAAATCTGTGAATGCAAGGTAGTCTGCTCCGCCATTTGCTTCTGCTTTTTGTTCAGCAACTGCTTCTGTAATTTCTGCTGGTTCACTTACAATAAACATATTGTCTATCATATTAAGATCAATATTTGTTAGGATAACAGGATCTGTAGGACTTGTCTCAAATGTACTAACCATAGCACTCATGTATGCTTCGTCAAGTGTTACTACTCCGCCTGCGTTTGTAATTGTTATGCTACCACTAGGCGCACAACCTTCTTCTAGTGCTACTTTATCAGTGCAATCTTCATCAGGTAATAATATAACTAAACTTCTGCCGAGTTCATCTACTGTTGTTGTGAAATCAGTGCCACGGATACCAATTGTGGCAGTAGGCGTATGGATTGTTATGTTCTGCTTTGGAACTAATCCTAGTCCACCAGTAGCAAATCTGGCGGTGCCTTGTATAAAGTTAAGGGACATTTTGCTTTTGTTTGGATCTGGGTCATAAACATATTCGTTTATTTCCATAAAAGTGTGTTCTGTAAGACTAACTTGAGTTTTGTCAAGAAACTCAATTTTTAGTCTGCCGTTCTCTGTTTCGATATTGTCGAGGCTTTCAATTCCACCAGAAAGGGTCGCTATCAGGTTTTCACCTGTCTTACGTTCTATTGAACCTGGGGTGCCGTTTAGCTCTGAGACTGTGCCTATCTGGGCACTGACTCCGAAACTACATATAACACACAACAATCCAATAACATATTTATTAATCTGTTTGCGTAATTGTAACTGTAGCATTTTCGCTATCAATATCTAGGTTCATTTCGCTATAACACGAAGTTATACCTGTTGCACATGTTCCTGAGCTTTGAGTTAAACTGTAATTTGCTCCACTACCATCATGTAGCACAATCATTTTATGATATGCTCCATCTGTTTGGCTAGTTACCCAAGTATTGTTACTTCCAGTTATATCAAAATCCCACTTAGCATCATCTGACTCAATATCAATAGAAGTAAATACATTTGTACTTCCTAGTATATCAAGGTCAAAATCTAACCTTTCTGCGGAAACTGATCCACCTATGTCGATATCAAAAGTGTTAGAACTACCAGCAACGTCAACTAAAAAGTTGGCGTAGTCTGTGCTACCGCTTGCACCTAAGTTCCAATCCCATATATTACTGTCGCCAGTAAATACAGCATTAATAGTAGCATTATCACTTATAAGCGGTCCATAGAACTTGTTCAAGTTACCTGCTTGATCTAAGTTAAATGTAACTGTTGCTCCAGTAATTAAGAAATCTGTTGACGACGCCGCGTTTCCACTAACTTTGTTACCATAACCAATTTGGTCAATAGTTAAAATTAGTGTCGTGCCTTGTTGATCAAGCAAAATTTCGTTATCCGTTGTGCCTGCCGCTGAAATCGGCTGTGTAATAACCAATCCAACTCCTAGCATACCAATTAATAATAATTTATTAATTTTCATTTCTTTCTTCTCCTATTTGGCTTTCTACTGTGTTAGTTTTTATAGGCGTAAATACGATTTCTTCGTAGTGTTCGTTTGCTGGATAATTCAGCGTCCAAAACCCTCGGAGATCTCCTTGTTCAATCATTGCCAATACTGCGGCTTCGACTGCACTTCTTACTGCCCATGTAACACTTTCGTTTTGTGTAACACCTGTTTCAAGCTCTAATAATTTAGTATCCATATCAAGGAATCGGAAAACATCTGCTCCCATTCCTACACTTAATATTGTCTTGTATGTCTGTACGTTGAGTAACACTTCGCCTGTTAATGTACTAACTGCTCTTAGTGATACTACAACAGAGTCGCGTCTATATTGGGCACTACCGCCGATACCTAAGTACCTTGCGCCATTACCGCCTGTTTCTACGTTGCTATCATACCCAACAATGCCACCTTCTAGAATCATTCCTGCAAACAACATAGGTTCGAGTCCTTTTTCTTTCTCATTATTAGCTTTAGCGTACTCTGTTCTTGTAGACCTTACAATCTGTCGTTCTCTGACAAGATTATCTAGTCCCAAGCCTCTTTCTACCACACGGAACCAAGTACCGTTACCGGTGTCTCCTGCTCCTGCGGCTTTTAGTGCATCAATTAATAAAGGTTTAGCACCTTGAGTAACTGCTGTACTAAACAAGGCAATGTTATCTTTCTGTTTACGTTGCCCTGTTAAATCTGTAAATTGGTAAACTGCTACCACTGGCATAGTTTTCGCTGGCGGTAAAGCTCTTAACTTCGCATACGTTGGAAGCTCAACTTGGACTGGATCTTCGATACACTCCATAAAACTATCTTTACACCAGTCATCTTTAACTATATTAGTAGGTATGGCAATACTCGCACAACCGCTAGTAATCAGGCCTAAAACTAAGATAGGCAAAAATATTTTAAACATTATCCTATATTTCCTACACCAACCGGAATGTCAATTGTTGTTATTGACCCGTCGGCATCTACGATGGTTAATCGTATAATTGCTATACCATCTTCTCCTATTATGCGTTCGTATGTTACAGTATTGCCTTCAATAGTAAACACGCCATAGTCTGCACCTTCTTCGTTACCAAACATATTATCAACCAACTGTTTAGATAACTGAGAATAAATTCTACTTTCTAAGTTTCTTAAAAACTTGTTTAACGTTGAATTATCTTCTTCTCGTTTTAATCTTAAAAGCTCTGCTTCTATACTTTCTTTAATTTTATCCTTTCTGCTTTTTTCTTGATTCTCAATAGTTAAATAATGACTTGAAGTACCTACTCCCGAAAAGGATGGATTTTTAAACTTCATTACAAGTTCGTCAGCCTCTAATGTTTGGCTTGCAAAAAACAATACCATAACGGCTATACCTAAATGAGTTCCTGTAATTTTCATTTTCATTTTTTATCCCCTATCGATGACTGTATGCTTGATAATTCATGCGTCATGCTTTCTAATTTTTCTTTCTTCGCCGCGTCTTCTATAACTTTTTGGCGTTCTCTATACTCTAAAACTACATTAACTTTTTGTTGCAGTCTAATCATATCTTGATCAAGCATTCTTGTTTGATCTATCACTTTAATTAATGCAAAGTGCATTTTTTCAAGTTCAGGCTCTATATGTTCGCTGATAAAATGCCAGATAAAATATATAAAGTACCCGAGTCCTACCATCATTACAATAGGGAATCCGTACTCGTTAACTATCTGTGCAAAATCCATCAATCTCGCCTAGCGTCTATTTTACCATCTTCCATAAAATTTTCTGCTCTTGCAATTCTATCGATATCTGGTCTTAAATCTAACGCACTACTAACTAGCAAGTCTATTTTCATCATTTCATTACTCATTGTTCTTGCCCTATTTTCTAGACTAGTACAAAACATAGTTAATGTTTTAATCTGATCCACAATGCCGTTTAAGATTTGCTTAATAACAGTAAAAATGAAGAATCCCATTACGAGGCTTCCGGCGATTGGTGCTCCAACTTCAGCAATCAAAACAAATATTTCTTCCATGACTGTACCTTCTGCGGTTCGAATAGCAAATTAATTTACTATAGACTTAGTGTCTGTTTAAGTTTCTAAAAAGTAGTCCTACCTACTAGTAACAACTATTTATCAGTTCTATGCTATGTTTTCGTGCATAGAAAAATTATTCAAAAAAAAGCACTCCGGAGAGTGCTTTTAAATAGGTTTCTAAACTTTTTTTATTACATTAAGTTAATAAGTACTTCAATAACTGCTTCGCCACCTTCTGAAGAGCCAACTGCTTTACCAATTATTCTTCCTGACTGTGCATTGTTATCTGTTTTAGCATGTCCACTCATTCCTGAACTAACCATTAAGTCTCCAGGAGCAACTGGGCCAGTAACCTTAGTAGGTACTCTTCCTGTTAATGCTACTGCAACACCTTCTGCGTCTGCGTTCATTAAGTAAGCTGGATCTGTACTAACAACACCTGCTACTGCGTGACAACTTTCCATGCCACATGCTGTAACTTCTGCATCGCCGCCAAACATAACAACTGTTCCTGCATCTATGTCAGCATCTGCTGAGTAAACCTCAGCCAAATCCGCATATCTTGCCGTTGTTGCTGTTGCTGTAATAACGCCTGCCGCAAAGTTACCTGATCCATCTCTTGCTACAACTTTACTTGCTGTGTTAGCCGAAGTTGCGTCTACATTTAATGTAACGCCTCCACTTGCACCGCCACCTGATAAGTAATCGCCTGCTGTAACACCAGTGATGTCACCAACACTAGTTGTATACCCTGCGTCATTACTAAAACCTGAGATTGCAATACTGCCTTTAGTAAGTTTTCTGCTGTTGCCTGAATCGTCTACAACTACAAAGTGATCTCCGTCTCCATTAGTAGTAGATGTGCTTAGTTCGTTACCGTCAAATGCTATTGAAATAGTTCCTGAACTTGTAACTGTTCCTCCGCCACTAATACCTGTGCCTGCACTTACGGCAACACTTGTAACTGTACCAGTTGTTGTCGAGTATCCTAATCCTGTAACGAAATCATATACATGATCACCAGTTGGGATAGTTGATGCACCATTTGTTACTGCGGCTGTGTTTACATTTAATGTAATGGCACCACTTGCGCCACCACCAGTTAAACCAGTACCTGCTGTAACACCTGTAATATCACCGACATTACTTGTCCAACTGTTATCGTTGTTAAAGTCACTTAGTGTAATTTCACTAACAAGTTTTCTTGACTGTACGCCACCGTCTAGTATTACTAGTTCATCTGCTGATCCTGTAACATCCGCTGTCATATCTGGAAGTTCTGAAAGGTCTACGTTTAATGTAACTGTACCATCTGTGCCGCCACCGTCTAACAATGTACCTGCTGTAACACCTGTTACATAACCTGTATCTGTTAAACTAATTGCTCCGCTACTATATGTAATACCTGTTCCGCCACTAAATAAGCCTGTAATGTAACTGGAATCTACTGTTAATGTTGCACTACCTGATGTAGCTCCGCCATTTAAACCAGTTCCAGCAACTACGGCTGTAATATCGCCTGTTGTAGTTGAGTATCCGTATGCTTCAATCTTATCAGCAATCGCTTTTGCTGTCATCAATACTGCGTCTGAATCAGCAAATGATTCTGAACTAATTTGCAAACTGCCTGCCGCTAATTCTGAAACTGTTAATCCGCTTACGTTAACTGTAACAGTACCTGATGTACCGCCTCCACTTAAACCAGTACCTGCTGTAACGCCTGTTACATAACCTGTATCTGATAAACTAATAGCACCAGAACTAATATTAATACCAGTTCCTGCACTAAAGTGAGCTCTTGTCTCACTAGCACTTGGACCTGTGTAAGTAATTGTACCACTGCTGTAAGCAAGACTTCCGTCTCCGCCTGCATCAGTAACTGTAATGGCACCTTGTGCATCTGAATCTGCGTATTGTGTAATAGTTGTAGCAAATGCGCCACTACTAAATGTCATACCAGTTCCTGCACTTAGATGTGCTCTTGTTTCTGCCGCACTTGGACCTGTGTAAGTAAATACACCGTTACTGTAAGCAAATGATCCATCGCCACCTGCATCTGCGGCACTAAAGAATGCTTTAATTTCTGATTCTATTGGTAATGTATACCAAGCTGATCCGTCTCTTGTTTGTTGCCAAACATCTGCACTTTCGTCCCATTGTAGTTTAACGTTAGTTGATGTTCCACGTTCTATCTCAATACCAGCATCTGCACTTGGAGTACCTGTTTCGTTGTTATTGAGAACAATTAAGTTATCATCTACAGTTAAAGTTTCTGTATTAAGAACAGTTTGTGTACCATTAACAGTTAAGTTACCGTTAAATATTGCATTATCTGAGAATGTTTTAGCACCTGCAACAGTTTGGGCGCCAGTAGTTCTAACTACTGTAGCATCTACGCTTAAGGCTCCACTAGCTATTGCAACACCGTTACTAGCACTAAAGTGAGCTCTTGTCTCACTAGCACTTGGACCTGTGTAAGTAATTACACCAGATGTACTGTTGTAAGCCGCACTTCCGTCTCCGCCAGCGTCTGTAACACTAATATGTGCTCTTGCTTCTGCGGCACTTGGGCCTGTGTAAGTAATTACACCTGTTGTATTGTTATAAGCAAGACTTCCGTCACCACCTGCATCAGTTACACTAACGCTGTCTAACGCAATTAAGTCTTTGTATGATGAACCATCGTTTGTATACTGCCATCCGTCACCTGATTCGTCCCATCTAAGTTGAACATTAGTAGAATCGCCTCTTTCAACAATAATGCCAACGTTATCAGAAGGGGTGCCTGTTGCGTCTGCATTTAAAGTTATTAAGTTATCTGCAATTTCTACTGAACTACCAGTTGCCGCTAATGCGCCACTAAGTGTAGTTGTTCCTGAGAATGTCTTGTTGCCTGCAATAGTTTGAGTGCCAGTAGTTCTAACTACTGTAGCATCTACTAAAATTGTTCCTGAAGTATTTGTAATACCGTCGCCACCTGTTATATAGGTTGCTCCGTCTACATAAGCCTTAGATGCGGCATCTGTTGCCACACTAGGTGCGGCTAAGTTGTTAATGTGGTTACTGTTAACATTAATGTTTGAACCAAACTTAACACCACCACTTGAAGTAATAGTTTTAGCCGCTGTTAGTACAACGTCTGTTTTAAGTTGGATGTCGCCACCTGAAGTTAATTCAATATCACCAGTTCCTTGTGATAAGATACTAATGTTCTGGTTACTATCAGCTGATATTTGGATTGTTCCTGAGTTATCTTCAATAACTTTTTGTCCATTAACATATAATGATCCTGGTCCAATGTAAACATCTTTCCACATTCTCGCCGCAGTACCTAGTGTATAAGTATTGTCAGCGGCAGGAATAATATGTCCTGCAAGTGTGCCAGCGGCTAAGAAAGTTTGTACTCTAGCATTTGTATAATAAAGGTTAGATGAACCTTCTGTCATTTCATCTGTATTATCTTTTGTTGCTATTTGTGAAGTAACATAAGCCTTAATACTTTGCTGTGATGCAACTTTAGTAGCACTATCTGAAGCAAAGTTATCTTCATCTAAAAATGCTGTACCACTTACGCCAGTATTTAATACTGGTGAAGTTAAAGTTTTGTTTGTTAAAGTTTGCGAACCTGTTAAAGTTGCTACTGTACTATCAATTGCTATATCATTTGCGTTTGCAGTAATACCTGTTCCGCCTATAACATTAATTGTTGCTGATCCTGAAGTTGCACCGCCAGTTAGACCTGAACCTGCTACTATACCAGTAATATCACCCGTTGCCGCTGATGCTACTTCTGAATAAGTTGCTAGTCTAAATCCGCCTGCTGTACTACCATTGTGGACGATGATTGTATTTAAATCTGTATCTATCGTAATCTCACCAGCTAATCCAGTAAATGAACTATGCTGGGAAGTAGTACCTCGACGCCTTTGAATTGCTGTTGCCATTACATTCCCCTAAAATTTGATATGGTAATCGTTAAATTTGTATAACACATATTTATCATAATCACCTAATTAACGTGAGTTCTAACTCATCATTTATGTTTTTTAACACAATCCAGTTCGGATTAGTTAATTGCCCTTTGTAGACCGGTGTTGTTCCTACTAAACATACCACTGCCCACTCCTGTCTATCGTTCCTGTTCTTGTACTCTCTGCCTTCTTCAAATACTATACCGTTTGGCAGATTCCTGTATAATGCAGATCCTTCGCTGTCTGTCTGAAATTCAATTGCATTTTCAGGCAATGCCATAGCAGGATCTAAACTTGTTTTGAAATAACTTTCTAACTTAGTTGTTTCATTCTCTAACCACTCTACAATATTGTATTGTGATTTTGCTTCTTCATTAAACTTATCTGTGTAAAATTTACTTTTCCAATAAGTTTTTTCGTTACCTATAACTGCGGCATTTTTAACAACTACCCCAATTACTGTGTCTCCTTCATCTGCAACAACTAACATTCCGTTTGTGTCAACTGCAACAGTAAAACCTGATCTATCTTCTTCTTTATGATTACCATCTGCCCATTCAAAAAATTCTGCATATCCTACTTTATTTGAAAAGTAAGACTTTGCTGTGAATAATGAGCCTTCGCCATCAACGTTAAAAATTTCTGTTTTGCTAATATCATCATTGCCTGCTTCAGCATTTACTGTTATTGCATTCCAGTTTTTAGAAAATGTTGCCGCTGTATCTAACTCTAGAATAGCATTATCTTCAAATGCTTTAGACTTTGCTGAAACACTCAACCCAGGCATGTCATTAAATCTGTGATAAACACCTAGTGTAGCATCATTAACCTTGTCCATAGAACCTAATGTTAGCGATCCATCTGAATGGATATTTGTTCCTTGCCTATTCATTCTACTTGCGGCTTTAAAGACAAATGTTTTTTCATCATCTCCATCGCCTTCAACTATTAATCCTCTTGTACTGCCATCTCCACTTGTAGGTATGTCTGATTCACTTGGCTCTCCTGCCTTAAAGTGGACACTTCCTTTGCCAACTGTTCTTGGCGACTTAGTACCTGTGGATAAAGTACCAACTCTAGAAATTTGTAAAACTGTATCTTCTAATCTTTTAAAGCCTAAACCGTAAGTATCTGCTACAACTGAATATCCTACGTCACCACCAACAAGTGCTATTTCATCTTTCCTGTCGCTTGTTGCAATTTTAATTTGTTGTAATGCTACTTGCAATTTTCCTTCTACCTCTGCTATTAAACGTTTTGTAACGTCAGCTGTAATTTTTTCTGTCAATGCTTCTACGTCAATTTCCTGTTTAACTGGTTTAACCTGTTTAACTGGTTTCTTAATAAGGGCCGATGCTTCTATTTTCGTACCTGCCTTTGTTAATTTTTTTGCCATTGTGTGTGTTCCATGTGTGTTATTAGCTTACTATTGCTCTGTCTGTAATTCTACGCCAGTTAGACCCGTCACTAAAAGCCATTGTGGCTCCGCCAGTTTCGTTACTAACAAAAATCATTTGCCCAGTACCACTTACTGACGGTAATGCTGATACTAAAAATATATCATGTGCATTGCCGTGATTTTTAATTATGTGTTTAAAGTCGCCAATGGTGGTATCGCCATCTGCTACTTGACCGTAATCTATAGTTATATTAGCTGTTGTGGCTATAGAGCCGTAATCACTAATAGGTTCAAATAAAACACCTTTTACTACACCTGTCTGTAAAGTATCTGTTGCTTTATCAAATGTAAGAGATGCATCGGCACCTGCTGAACCACCATTATTAAATTGAATTTGTGTGTTACTGCCTGCTGGATCTACACTTACTGCTCCAAAACTTAACGTACCAGAACCATTAGTCTTTAAAAATTGATTAGCTGTACCGTCGGCGGACGGTAATGTATAAGCATTATTAATTGTGGTTGATGAGCCGTCTACTTTAAAAACTTCTGCACTATTACTAGCATTGTAAATTTTAAATACTGGATCAGTGCCGCTTGAATTATCTCTAATACGAATATTGGTGGCTGAACCATTACTATGTCTTAGATCTAAGTAAGCACCGGAGTATTGTAAACTAGGATTTGTTCCTAATCTTAAATTACCATTTACAAAAAGTTTTTCATTCGAACTTACGGAGCCAATAGAAACAGTATCATTTGTACTGTTAACAACTAATGTGGTAGTATCAACTGTCAAGTCTGGCAGATTTGCACTTAGGTTTTCCCAAGCAGAACCTGTATACACCTTTAAGGTAGTATTTGAAGCATCAATAAAGATGTCACCTGTTGATTGTCCGGAACTAGGAGCAGTTCCTGTTGAAATTTTACTTCCGGTACTCTTTCCGATCTTAAATTCAGAAGTAGTGGTACCTTTGAAATTACCAAATATAGCCATTTTATCTTTCTCCGCACTCGTTCAGAAGTTGTATAACCGCTGTCAGTAACTATTGTCGTTACTGTCTTGTACGCAATAAGTATTTATCACTTTGTGGGAATATAGTTAGTCTTAGTGTATTTTAAACTATGATTTCAATAACACCAGAGCCTGCATCAGTTTTATTTGATAACGCTCTACCTATTATTTGTAACGGACTTAGTATTGTAGGATCTGGTGCCACCATTGCAAAGCCTGGGGCTCCACTAGTAATTAACACATCACCTTTATTAACATTTCCTATTACTTTACATGGTACTCTACCACGTAATGCTACTGCAACACCTGTTGTATCTGCATTCATTAAGTAAGCTGGATCTGTACTAACAACACCTGCTACTGCATAACTGCCTGGTTGATCTGTAACTGTAACTTCTGTTTGGCCGCCTATAATTAAAACAGTACCTGCTTCGTAGTCAGCATCTGCATGATATTTTTCAGCCAAATCCGCATATCTTGCCGTTGTTGCTGTTGCTGTAATGACGCCTGCCGCAAAGTTACCTGAACCGTCTCTGACCACGGCTTTACTTGGCGTATTTGTACTTGTATATACTGCTGTATCTGTTAAATCTGTATTAAAAGTTACTTGGTCACTGTTAGCGACGTGTGTTAAACTTATTCCAGTGCCGCCAACTAACGATAATATATCATTGTGGTTAAAAGGAGAAGTATTCCCGGCGGCTGATATTGACCAATTAGACATATAACTATATGATTCAATTTTGTCTTTTATTGCCGCTGATGTCATTAATACTGATTCTGAATCAGTAAAACTTTCTGAACCTAGTTGTAAACTGCCTGCGGCTAATTCTGCAACTGTTAATCCACTAACATTTAAAGTAACTGCACCACCTGTACCACCTCCAGTTAAACCTGTTCCTGCTGTAACGCCTGTGATGTCACCAGTTTCTGTTGTATATCCGTAACTTAGAATCTTATCTTGAATTGCCGCTGACGTCATTAATGACGTATCATTATCTACAAATGATTCTGAACCTAATTGTAGACTGCCTGCCGCTAATTCTGATATTGTTAATCCTGTTACATTAAATGTTGTTCCACTTAAATTTAATCCTGTGCCGCCTGTATATGTTGTATCTGTCCATGGAACATTAACAAACATCTTACCACTTGATAATTCAATTGGATAATTTTTACCACTTTCTGTGAAGCCAGTTTTTACACCACCAAATAGTGATGATGTTGCTTCTATAACATCAAGTGTGACTGCACCTGACGTGCCGCCTCCACTTAAACCTACGCCGGCTGTAACACCTGTAATGTCTCCTGCATCATTAGTAAAACTAATAACACCAGTACTACTGTTATATGCTAAGTCGCCGCCTGCACTAATTAATCCTCTAATATGAGATGTATCTACTGCAATATCGTTTGCATTAGCAGTAATACCTGTTCCGCCTATAACATTTAATGTAGCTGATCCACTTGTACCGCCGCCAGTTAAACCTGTTCCTGCCACAACTTCTGTTATGTCACCTACTGTAGGTGTTGCAAAAACTACACCACCAGAGCCATCTGTTGTTAGAACTGCGCCAGCACTACCGTCTGCTGTTGGGAAAGTAAATGCACCGTTAATACTTAGTTGGTTTATTCTTGTTGTTCCTGCAATAGTCTGTCCGCCAGTTGTTCTTAAAACTGTGCTGTCAACTGCTATATCATCTGCGTTAGCAGTAATACCAGAGCCACCTACAACATTAAGTGTAACTGCCCCTGAATTGCCGCCGCCAGTTAAACCTGCGCCGGCTGTTACAGCTTCTAAGTCTGCTGAATTATCATTTCTAATTGTAACCGTGTTACCTGTATTAGTAACTGTAATATTTGTACCGCCAACAAATGAAAGTACTTCGCCACTGCTAATTGCTTCGTCGCCACCTACACCTGTATCTGTTCTTACAGTAAAACTTGAATAGTTATCTGCTGTTGTAGTTATTGCACCAGTACTACTGTTATAAGCAACTAAGCCTGTAGCACTAAGATTACTTCTAACCTGAGCGGCAGTAATACCTGAATATGTAAATTGTCCTGTACCGTTGTTATATGAGAAACTTCCATCGCCTGCTGAGTCAACAGCACTAAATAATGCTCTCACGTTTGAATCTGATCTAAATGCATCTGTTGTAACTGTTACAACGTTTCCTGTTTCTGCAAGTGTAACACCTGTTCCGCCTGCTAAACTTTTAATAGCGTGGTATGTTGTTGAACCAGATACTCTAGCACCAGCATAAATGTTTGTGCCACTAGCACCGACATCTTCTACTGTGCCAACACTTGATGCTGGTGTAATTTCTTGTGCCGAACCATTAACATAAACGTATGCCTTACTTGCCGAGTTGTCAATATATATAGCACCGTTAGTTGCTGTCGCACTTCCTGGAACAATAAGTGCTCCAGTGAATGTTTTAGTTCCTGTAACTGTTTGGTTTGCTGTTGATGATACAAAAATTGTACTTGGTACTCTGCTTAGTTCGTATGTACTATCGTTGTACATAGCAACTTTACCAGTGTCTGCTGTTGTATTTCTTAAAGGTGAAATATAAGTTGCACCTGCTGTTGCGGCCGCTGGGTATGGAAAAGCACTATCACCTGCTCTCAGTACAATACTGTCTGCGGCTTGGCTAGTTTCACCTGCTTTATGTCCAATAGCAATGCTATAATCGCCTTGAGTTGTTTCACCTGCTTCAACACCAATTGCAATACTGTATGCCTTCTGTCCAGTTTCACCTGCTTTTCTTCCTATAGCAATACTATGTTCTTGTTGTTGTACTCTTCCTGATGCTGAACCAATTGCAACGGCATATTGGCCTTGATTTGTATAACCGGCAGTAGTACCTATAGCAACTGCTGAACCTGTTCCGCCTGAGTCACCACCTGCAATGGTTCTGCCACCTTGGTTATTCCAACCTGCTTTCCAACCTAGAGCAACACCGGCATCTATTTGACTTGTTTTACCTGCTTCGAGACCTACTGCAACTCCACCTGATTGTTGTGTAGTTGTACCAGCCATGTTACCTATTGCAATACTGTTTGCTTCACTAACGGCAAATGTTCCTGCACTTGGGCCAATACCAATACTGTTTGCATCAAACTTAACATGCCCTTGTGTAAAGTTAATTATTGTCGGTACTGTTGTTAATGATATCGCGCCGCTACTTATAGCTATTGCAGTTCCGGCACTAAAGTGAGCTCTAACATTACTTGCTGAATTATCTATATGAGTTTGTACTTCTGCGGCACTTGGTCCTGTAAATGTCAATACACCTGTGCTGTTATTGTATGCTAGTGAGCCATCGCCACCTGTATCAGTAACACTAATTGCCGCTCTGGCTAATGCATCAGTATATTGTGTAATTGTTGTTGCAATAGCGCCATTACTAAATGTAATACCTGTGCCTCCACTAAAGTCAGACATAAGTAACATGTTATTATTTGTTGAACCGTTGTTACTAAACATCCATCTATCTGATGTTTCGTTCCATCTTAATGTAACATTTGAACCTGCGCCTGTTCTGTCAACTTCTACTCTGGAAGCGTCTGCCGCCGAGCCGCCGCCAACATTTAAACTTAAAACCCTAGTTGTAATAAATGAATCTGTCTGTGTTGCAGAATTCAAATTACCAACAATAGTCATAGCACCTGTAACGTTTAAGTCACCTGTAATCTGTGAGTTTCCTGCAATATTTGAAATTACCGGATTTGTTAATGTTTTGTTTGTTAAAGTCTGAGAGCCTGTTAATGTTGTAACAGTATTATCAATATTAAATGTTCTCGAAGCGGCAATAGTACCACCTCCAGTTAAACCAGTTCCTGCTGTTAGTGTTACACCTGAGTGATCAATGTGCTCGTTTGCTACAAAACCACTTAAACTGTCATGCACTATATCTGCATCAGTTGTAGTTAGTGTATATGTATTGGCTCCATCGTTGTAAGTTTTTGTTATACCTGTTCCTGCAACAATTAATCCGTTAACTCTGTCGTCAACTGCTTCACTAAAATCTGTAATTTGTGTACTTGGTACTGCAATGTTTACGTCGGCCGAAGCAGTTAATTGTCCTTGTGCATTAACTGTAAATGTTGGTATTGCTGTTGCACTACCATAACTTGCTGGTGTAATTGATGCTATGTTTGTTACACTAATTGCGCCACTGTTATATGTAATTCCTGTGCTACCTGTTAAGTAGGCATCTATATCTGTTCTAGTATTTGCCTGAGTTGCAAATTTATTTGTTGAACCTTCGACAACGAGGTCTGAAGTAAATTCTGTGAAGTCAACTGCTATTGTGCCCGCTGTTAAACTTATACCAGTTCCACCACTAAAGTGAGCTCTTGTCTCTGTAGCACTTGGGCCTGTATATGTAAATACACCTGTTGAGTTATTATATGCAAATGATCCATCGCCGCCTGCATCTACATGACTTACTAAACCTCTAATATGGCTTCCTGAAATTGCTACATCTGCCGCCGCTGTTAATTGTCCATCTATATTTACTGTGAACGTTGGTATTGCTGTTGCACTACCATAACTTGCCGCTGATACGCCTGTATTATCTAGTGCGGCATTTAAAATAATATTT